TCTCGTTCTAATTCAGCGTATGTGACCTTTATTTCACATGATTTTCCGTTTTCATCGTTGTATTCTATCGTATGGCCTCTTGCGTCCGATTCCCCTTGATGTATCACGCAAGGATCACGGCTATAGAATCCAAAACCACCTACACCGTACTCTTTTTTTAGAAATGCAACTCTGTCTGATTGTTTCAGATTTTCGGAAAAGAACCTTTTTATTCGTTCCTTTCCCCTAACAAATCCGCTCCCATGCATAGCATAGGCTGCTATCGGGTTGAACGTTTCATGGGTGGTGTCTTGCAAGAAGTCAAATATACTCATCTGATTCATTCTTTTCACCTCTCAATTCTTTCAGTTTTGCTTCTGCTTCGGATTTTGTGAGGAATACCTTATTTCCAATGTCTTCTGCATAATAAATTATGCTTGGCTGTTTACACAAAAAATCATCGGAACAACAAATTTTCTCTCTGATACAATTTCCAACAATTTTAAATCTGTATTCAACAACTCGAAGCGGGATTACAGGCTCCATTGCTCCTATATTTATTCGATATACAACATCTCCCACCTTGCAAGGCAACTTAATAATTCTGCCCTGCTCTTCTAAGTCCTCATAATCAGCAAGTTTATTACAAATTTCTCTAATAGTTGTGTTAGCCTTTGCTTCTTTTGTTCCGCTGTATGTTAATCTCTCCATGGCTATTCTTCCTCCTGTTTCTCGCATCTCTCAAATTCAATCACCCATACGTAAGGGTTAGCACCCCATCCGTATGTACTAAGATCAGACCTCTTAATGGTGGAATCCCATACGTCAGCAAAATGACCTCTAATTCTAGCACTCTTCCCTAGATTATATTCGGTGTCATAAATACACCCCTCTTTAATTGTTCCATCCTCTGTAATATCCTGCAGCCGCTCCACTCTTACATCCGTAACCTTCAACCAAATTCTTGCCGCTTCCTTCGGCATATGGATGGATGGTTTCCACTTGAATTTAATTATGTACCCGCTTTCCCCGAATGGGTACTGATCCGATGCTTTATAAACATACTTCTTATGACTTCCATCCGCATTTCTTATTTCGCTCCATGTTTCCCGGACATACAGGATATCTCCTGGTTGATATGGAGGAGTATACGGGCAAAGCCGGTCATTTCCATGAGGTTTTGTAATAAACCCATTTGGATGCACTTCAAATGGATGCTTTAGAACCCGTCTTGTACATGTCTTTCTTCCGTCCAGAATGGCTTTCACCATTTCGGTATTGAATAGAATCGGTTTTACACTCATTATTCTTTTCTCTCCTTTCTGTTTAATAATTCCTCGTATTTTGAAACCACTTCCCAAGCGTGTTGATATAGATATGATGAACTATACGGATGTAACTTTCCATCATGCCCTGTGTAGCAGATCATGTTACCGTCTTGCAAAAAAACTTCTTTTATTGCATCACTCATTGCATTCTCTTTTCTGTCCTGTTCTTTCAAAAATTCATCATAATCAGACCATTCTTTTTCATAGTATTTATCACGCTTTCTCATTTTCCTGTTAAAAATTATCTTTTTTATAAATGCAGGAGCATGGCACATTATTCCGTTCCATTCTAAATCCGGATAGAAATAGCATCCTGCATCACAATCCTCCAGCCCACGCTCTTCCCACCCTAATATGCATTGCTCACAATCGCACTCTCTTTTCATGCTAATCTTCACTCTCCTTGTACGGCTCCGGCAATGGCCGCCATGCGATAAATTTATCCAAGTAATCGTAGAAATACTCAATAGAGCAAGTGTCTACTTCTCCATCTTTGTGTGTAAATAAAACAAAATCTAATCCACTTGGCAATCTCTCACTACATGGAATCCATCTGCTATCCTGCAAAGTATTTATGATCTTTTCCTTTGATGGCTCCGGAATTGGACTATACTTAACCTCATGGATGCATTCTTTTAAGTCCTGCTCTGTCATTTGATTTCTCCTTTCTTTCTCAATTGGCATATGGTTACCGTTACGGTGTTTTCCGTTGTTCCAACGGTATGTGCTATGTACTTATTGGAGCATCCCTGATTATACAGATGCTTGATTTTCTCCGTCTTGTTCATCTTTTCTGTTACCGGAATGATGGTCTTTGTCAGTTCCGCATTGCGTTCAGGTTTCTTTTTTACTGCCAATGGCTTTTCCTCTGGTTTCACTTCTTGTTTCGGTTCGGATGGCTGCTCAACCGCTCCATTTGCAAAGGCAATGATTTTATCAATACATTCCTCGCAATACTCATGATCTACGTTCATGGTCTCTTTGCTGCCACATTTACCGGCAACAAGGTTGAAATAGTTACCTTTGATCTCCTGCTTACATTTGTCACAAATTACAATAGTTTTCTTCATGATTTTGTTCACTCCTTCACATAATTGTTCATGTATGTATCAATCTTGCTAAGATAGGCAAGTCCATACTTGTTATTTGGTTTCACTTCCCACTCCGGGAGAAGTTCGTCAGCGGAAACGGATGCCTTATTTGGTGTTTCCCAAATAAGACCATAGATACCTATAGCCCTTCCTCTTCCCTTACCTTTCATTAGTTTCCAGTTTTCCCTTCCACATTTCCAAAATTCCCATGGTACCAGGAAGAACCGCTCCATTTTGAATGACACAAGCACCGCTCCGAAACCTAAACCATGTTTACCTACAAAATCATCAAGGAACTGTGCTTGATGGTCCTGAACTGCATCAAATCGGATTCTGTCCGTTGATGTATGCTTTGCTTCGATTGCCACCGGTGTATTAAGATACCTTCCCATGAAATCTACCGGAGCTTTTCTTTCCACCTTGCAGCTGATAACCTTTCCATATCGGTTCCGGATTGGAATGAACTCGGTGGGTACCTTTTCCACTATCGCCATACCATGGTGCCGGTATCTTGCATTTGCATACTCCACAAATTCTTCAAGCTGCATACCTCTGTTTGCGTAATTCGTCATACGGCTTTCTTCACCTCTTCTTTCTCAATATTTACGGACATACATTCCGGACAAAATCTGATCTCACGTATCTTTCTTCTGCCAAGTATTCCGTATGGCATACCAGCATCCGGCAACTTTACCTCTGGATGCTCAAATTGCTCATTGCATTTGTTACACTTATACATTTTCATTCCTACCTTTCTGATTTTTCTAAATATTTATGGTACTTTTCAATCACGCTGTTACTGTATCGGGAAGAATAGATTCCCTGCCGCCAGAGTCTCCTTGCACCGCCCTTTCCCATGTTGTAAGCCATGAGTGCAAGGTTCTTATGCTCAAATTCTTTCAGATATCCTTTTATGATCTTGATTCCGCAATATACATTGTCGTAAGGGTCCAAGAAGTTCTGCTTGCCATACTTATTATTCAGATCATCATGGTTGCATCCGTTGATCTGCATCAGGCCATAATCATTGGTGCTGCTGATTTCCTTTTTGTTGAATCCGCTCTCCTGCTCGATCATAGCCATGATAAAACAATATAGGTCAGTCTTGTAACCGCATTGCTTATAAATGTATATCTGTACATCATAATCAAGTGGAATATCTAAATCAGGTGGGAGTTTTTCTTTCTTTGGTTTCGGTGTTGGTGTTTGTGTTGGTTCCGGAGTAACTCCCGGTGTGGGTTGAGGTGTTTCGGTTGCTAATGGTTTTGGGTAAACCATGAGGGTTTCTTTTGCGTAGGCTTGTTTTGTGGGATCTTTTTTACTTTCTTTTTTTGATACAAGGAAGGTAATCAAAGTAAAAAAGATAATCGCATATACGATCAGTAGTAGTATGGTTTTCTTCATACATTCTCCTTTCTATGTGAGGGGGAAAATCCCCCCATTTTTAGGTGTCCCATACCAAATCCCTTAATATTGTTATAAATGCTTTTTCAACCTCTGTACGGTCGATCTTGGGATTCCGGTTGTTTGAACTAACTGCCGTATAGACAGGTTCGGGTTTTCTTCAAGTGCAAGTCGGATTTTTTCGACTTTTTCCAACATTGCTTTTCGGTCATCTTCCAACCTCTGCTCTTTCGTTCGGATACCGGATTCTCTGCGCTCTTTGTCTTTTCGGATTCGGTCTCTTCTGCGCTTTTCTGCCGGGTTGAAGATGGTCTTCATGTGTTCCATCTCTTCTTGCGTGATATCAAGCCATCTAATCAACTTCGCATTGCTTATGTTGTACCCTGCTCCTGGATATCCTCTTTTGATAGCACGCTCATTGGCTTCTTTGTTGCTTCGTGCTTCATATGCCTTTTCTGCGCTCCTTGTTGCCGATTTTAATTCCCTTTCAGGTAAAGGATAGGTAAAGGTATTATTCAGTTCCAATGTCTGCCTATAGGCTTCTTCTGTATCATTACAGAAACAACACATCCAGTATCGGTACAAAAAACATATTACTTCACGATAGCCGGTTACTTGATAATTTCTCAACTCTACAAGTTTAGTAATATCAAGGATTCTTGCATGGTTGAGGGAGTATATATTGAATAACTGTACAACCTTTTTTCGTCTTCCCGGTTTCTTCCTTTCCGTTTTTGGCTTTGGTGTCAGTTCCGGGAGATAATCATACTGGATATCCCTAAGGGCATATCTATAGCCATGGCGGTACTCTACATGAACCTCTGCACCGTTCTTAGAATTGATGCTACCTGCCAATCTGAATACCCTCGCTGCGTCTGACGCTTTCGGATCACCGCCAACGTCCTTCAATTGTTCCAAAAGGTATTGTTGCACCGCATTCCATAAAGGTAAAGCCTTATATGGTACCGGCTCTATAAGCCATACCAAAACCACTCCACGTCCACTGAATATGATAAGATTCGGCTCCGGTATGCTTTGCTTAAAATACTCTAACTCTAGTTTTCTAACAACAAAATCCGGATCATAGTTGAATAGGTAACAATCAAGGTCTATGTACAGGTTCCTTAACTGCCGGATGTTCTCAATTCTCCGCTGCGGCTTGTAAAAAGTATTCTGGCTATAATAAATATCTTCCCCCATGTAGTTAGTCAATTGCTCAGCTAACTGTTCTGGTCTGTAATGCCTTTGAATGAACTTTCCATTTTCCTTTTTGGCAAGCGTGATAAATCCATCCGCACCGTCATGTTGGAAGAATATGTGATGCCTTGCTTCGTCAATCTGGTGTGTTGAAAATTTCAATGCATTTGAACTATTCACTTTTTTCTTCCTTTCCACTAGAAAGGAATGTATAACTGTGGTATACTAAAGTACAAATCAAATAGGGTTATACAAACCTTCCAAAAATCTTCCTATCGGCGGCCAAACCATCAGGGAGATTTTTTTTTCGTTCTTTTTTCACATTCTAACATAAAAAATGTTGAATTTTGATAGTTTTGTCTGCCTTTTTTCAAAATATAAACCAAGAATTGATATTTTACTCCTTTCCGTTCCCTCTCACACCATCAAGAGAGGGAACTTTTATTTTGTTTATAGTTACTTGGATGTCATAGGTTTGTAGGTTTACTTTTCCGTGATGTAATGGTGCTTTCTATGATTAAAATGGACACAGGTTTAAATCCATTGTTAATCCTGCTTTTGCAACATCTACGTTACAATAATCCCCCAACACGTTCCGAACCTCTTCCCGGAACCTTTTCGGATCACTATTATGTCCGCTCAGGTGCAGCAGAATCACGTTCCTAAGCATCGGGTTTTTGTTTGCCTGCACAATGCCTTTTGCCGTTGTAATTGACGTATGGCTCTTCATAATGCGGTCACGTAACGACTTCGGAATATATCCGTTGTTCACGTTCTCGTCTATGATGTCTTGTGCGTAATTGGCTTCTACCATGATGTGATTTATCCCCTCGAACCTATACTTCAGATATTCCGTATCGGTTACGAACAGGAGTTTTCCCATCTCTTTATGCTCGATCAGATATCCGTAGCATGGTACATCGTGAATCACATCGAATGGTATCACTCGGAACTCTCCGAACCGGAACGGCGGCAATGGAGAGTTACTTGCGGTGTACTGGTCTACCTCATTCCCAAGGACACGAGGGATTCCAGTATCTTTGTACTCATCTATATATTTCCGATGATCTCCGTGCTCATGGCTGCTCAATACACCGACTATCTTTGAAGTCTGATAGTCTATGGCTTCCTTTACCTTTTCAAAGGATAGTCCTGCTTCTAATACCAGCACCTCATCTTTCGATTCAAGTAAATAGCAATTCCCGGAAGAACCGCTCCCAAGCACTCTCATAAACATAGAATCACCTTCTTTCAAACAAGCACATTACACATTCATCCAATCAGGAACTGGCATTTCCCCAGCGGTCTCTTCCTTTTTCTCCGGCTCCGCTTTTTCTTCCTGTTTAGGTTCTGGATCCTTTACAGGTTCGGAAGGCTCCGATGGCTTTTCCGGCTCTGAACTAACCTCGGTATAAGTCGTGTCAAATACCGTGCTGTTTGCAAAATCCTCAATCTCTGCATGGACCTCTTTGTATGTGTCATCTGTCATGTTGTACTGTTCTGCGGTCAATGCACTATCAAAGTCTTTCGGGATCTTCTTTGTGACGTTGTTTCTCATTTTGCGGATAATCATCTGCTCACGGCTCTGGTACTCTTTCCATGCCGGGGAGATATAAGGGGAAAGTTCTTCGCAATCGAGGATTTTGTCGAGGTCACCAAGGCTTCTTGCCTTGTCCATAAATTCTTTCTTTTTGGCATCGATCTTTTTCTTTTCTTCCGGAGTGGCATCGTATCTTTTTTTACCGCCTTTGACAAGTCCAAAGGTTTCATTCATCATGTTATTGCTGATATGAGCATACAGGTTTTTAACAACGTCTCTCCGCTCTCCGATGTAATACTCAACGGTGTTGTCCGTTTTGATGATTGGGTATACAACACGGATTACTTCGCCCTGTCCGGTTGGTTCCCATTGCGGAGCGGTCATCTCAAGTCCGTTATGCTTTGGATATACGAATTTGTCCTTTTCTCTTACAAGCCATACCTGACATACCTTTTTTACATCTCGTCCGAATCTTGCAAGAATAGCATCGTTACCATCGCCCTCAATACCCATTTCAATCTGCTTTTCCCACTGTGCCTGCTGACCTTTACCGCCAACATTCACATTTCGAACCTGAAAATAGCACTCTCTCGGTACCGCATTGGCATTCAGTCTCAATGTCGCAATCTGAATAAGGATCTCATTTACATTGGATGCATTGAGGTCATTGAACGTCAACCCTTGTCCGTGGATCATGTTGTTGATTGCAGCCATGGCCGACATAACACATTTGCCGGAATACTCGTCAAAATTTGCACCGCCCTCATCCATCTGCTTCTTAATTACTTTCATGTAATTATTGGTTGTAACGGAAAGTTGCGTTCTCATTTCCTGCGCCTTTGATACCTCATTTTTCTTTGTTTCTTCTGCCATGATTACTCATTCTCCTTTCTATATTCTCTTCCATGTCTTTTCACTCAATTTACGGTTTCTGTTCATTTGCTAGTCCTCACTTTCTTTAATCTTCAAAAACATAATAGAAGTTGTCTCTTTCTCTCTTATATCCAAAACAGAGCCTGCCACCATCAAATATCAATGCAAGTTCATCACTTGTCATATCCGTTTCATTCTTCAAGATAGTGTATTCTCCATGGTGATATGCCGCTTTTCTCCGATATACCAGGTCATAGTCATCGAATGGTTCTCCGTCATTTGGATTTATTAAGATTTTCCACTTCTTTTTCAACTCTTCGTAAATCTCACGGTTGATTTCTAATTTTTTTCTTTCATCTCCCTTAAATGCAAAGGATTTATATACCTGCTTTTCAAGATCCTTTCCGACAATCTCTTTCAGCTTGTCCTTGAAACTCTCAACCTCTGATTCCGGAACATCTACCATCGTGATAATTCCTTTCGGCGGTTCATGATCTGGACTTTCTGGCGGTCTTACGATGACCGTATCTCCTACCGCTACATCAGATTTGCTGATATATGTGTATTCTCTGCCGGATGGTTCGCCGTTTCTTAAAAACTTTAACTTTACTAAATTCATTGCTATTGCACCTCCACTCTAAGTTCTTTGTCCTCTGATACACACAGTTCGATCAACTGGCTACCCATGTCTGGGATATTCCAATCGTTGTAAAGGTCAGCATCATCAAGGAAGATAGGTGCTTTCACTTCGTAGATTTCCTGCAAGGTGTTGATGATGTCCATTCCGGCCATCATTCTTTCGGTTGCGGATGTCGTGTTTTCTCCATACTGGGAGCCGTGGATCATGCACACACATACGTCCTTAATACCGCCGTTTTTCTGCTGTTCAAAGAGTTTCCATGTTACTAACTTGAACCACTTGTTTACACTGTCAGAAAGCATCTGATTCTTCGTTGTTCGGAACTTCTCAATCTCTTTTTTCAACCGCTCACAGTTTGCAAGGTTTTGAGTGTTTTTCACCATGGCGGCTTCGAGATCTTTGACGGTCTCCTTTGACTTTTCAATCACGCCTTTCAATGCAAGACAGCTGTTCAATTCAACAATGCGTTTCTGAATCTCGGAGCGTTCTGATTTCAGATTTTCCTTTAAGGTGTCAGCATCTGAAGTGTCGATGGCCGCAATCTCGGATTCCAGTTTTGCGATTTCCTCATCCAAGGCAATCAATTCAGCGGTAGGCTCTTTTGGTCCATTGCAGAAAGCATCCAGTACCTTTTTGGCTTTGTTTTCTTTGCCCTGCGCCGTGACTTTCAACTCTTTCAGTTCCTCAATGCGCTTTTCGATAGATGCAGCCTTTTCTTCTGCTTCCGTAATTTCCTTGCTTAAACGGCTACCTCTCTCATTGATGGCTTTGATTGCATTTGCTTTCTTTTCAGCAAATCCGGCTCTGATTTCCTCTTTTTTATCTTCCGGCAACTCTTGTCCGCAAGTAGGACAGATCAAGGTGGATTCATCCATTTCCTTGCTCATTTCATCCTTGTACTGTTCACGGCATTCTTCAAGTTCCTTTTTGTTTCTCTCAATTTGAGATTTCAGATCATTCAACTCTCTATCGATGGTCTGATTTTCCTTGAAATATTCATTGAACTCGGAACCGGCTTTGTCAACGGCATCCTGCAGCGTTCTCTTTTTCTTTTCGTTTTCAAGGTTCTGCTCCGATACCATCTTGATCTTTTTACCATCCAGCTCTGCTTTTTTGGCTTTCAGATCGTTCAAATTCTCGTAAGCCTTGCCGGTATCTTCGATCTTTGATTCGTTCTCGGAAAGTTCCTTTTCAGCACTTGCCAATTCCGCTTCGATGGTGGAGAAGTCCATTTCCTCAATGTGCTTTCTCTCCTGGTCGATTCTGGTTGGAAGTTCCTCTTTCTTTTCTTCGTAAGCGTCAATTTCTTTCTTATTTTTGGCTTCCAACTCTTCCAAAGTTAAATCACCCATGGCATCAATCACGGAACTGAACTCCGGATGATTTGCAAGCACATCGGCATCCGTTATCTTTTCTACGTGTTCCATGAGGAACTTTCGCTGTTCCTTATCCGATTTTGATGGGAATGTTTCCGGATTGCTTAAAAGAAGAAATACCTCTTCTGAAATGATTTCAGCAACCTTTTTCTTATGGTTGGTTGCTGTGGTCGGTACATCGTTCCACTCGTATTCTGTGGTATCTCCTTCGTATACCTCATTTTCTGAACCACGATGGCGAACCCACTTTTGCTTCTGAACCTTGCGAATCTTCGTCTCAACTCCATCTACCAGGAGCACGATCTCACCGACAACATCCACATAGTCGATATTTACACCATTTTCATCATATCTACGAGGGTGGAAATGCTTTCCCTCTACGTTCCCGGTACTGCTCTTATTGAACAGAACCCATGAGAACAGGTCGGCAATAGAAGATTTTCCAAGGTAGTTCTGACCGAAGATGCTTGTCCTCTGTCCAAACTCAATGGTTTCATCCTTAAACCGCTTGAAGTTCTCCATATGCGCCTTTTTCAAAATGATCTCTTTCATAACTTGTCCTTTCTCGCTTATGTAAGCGTTTACATTTTTACTTATAACGTACCATCGTTAATACATGATGCAACGGTTTTTATGAACAATGCCGTTGTCATCTTCTGATTTCCAAAAAGCCTTGACCGGTCTTCCGGAGTGATATTCTTATCACAACTTTCAACCGCTGTTCTGGTGCAATGCTCCACCGCTGCGGTTTCACATCCGAACTCGTCCGCAACAATGCGAATACAACTCCATACAGTTCGGTTTTTCTTCATTCCGTAGCCTATGCAACTGACGAGATAATCAAAGCCTTTAAGGCTTCTCTTTACCCCAAGTTGTACAAGAATCCGTGTAATTTTCTGCTTGTCCAAACCTTGAACCCCCTTTCTGTTTTCATCTGTTTATTTTCTGTTTTGTTTCTGTATTTGTAATATTACACCTTTTGGAAGCAAATGTCAATAGTTTTTTGTAGTATAATGTATAAAAAGTTAAAAAAATGTATAAGGGGTGCTTTCGGCATGAAAAGAGTAGGGATTTATGGAAGGGTATCAACGGACGGACAAAAAGAAAATACATCCATACCGGAGCAAAAAGAAAAGTTGCTTGCATTTTGTAAGGCTAAGGGATGGGTATGTGTTGATATATTCATCGATCCTGGATATAGTGGTGCTACTCTGGAACGTCCGGCCATGGAGCGGATGATTCAAGCCGTGGAAGAGGGGAAAATTGACGTTGTTCTCGTAACCAAATTGGACAGGCTTTCAAGGTCTCAAAAAGATACATTGTATCTGATAGAGGAATTATTTTTGCCAAACGGTGTTGACTTTGTATCGGTGGCAGAGTCTTTTGATACAACAACATCTTTCGGACGTGCCATGGTTGGGATCCTTTCCGTATTCGCTCAATTTGAAAGGGAAACGATCAAAGAAAGAACTTTCGGCGGTCGTGTAGGTCGTGCTAAAAAGGGGAATTGGCATGGTGGCGGTACAGATCCAATCGGTTATGATTACATAGATGGTGAACTAGTCATAAATGAGAAAGAAGCGGAGCAGGTGCGGATGGTGTTTGAATACTATGCTGCCGGACTATCTATTGCAGCCATATCTGAACGGATGCAGGGTTATACAACAAAACATGGTGACTGGCGGCATCCGGGAACGATTGCAACGGTTCTGGATAATCCGCTCTATATAGGTACCATCCACTTTGAGGATGCTCTTACACCGGACAGCCATGATCCTATCGTTTCGAAGGAAACGTTTGATCGTGTGGCTTATATGCGTTCCGGTGTACATAAGTACGCAAAAAAGGGCAGCAAGTACGTTTTATCCGGTCTGGTATACTGTGCTAAATGCGGTGCTAGGTACGGTGTCAAACAAAATTCAAATAAGAAAAAGTTCTACTGCTGCCACTCCAGATCAAAGGTAAATCGGCTCATGGTAAAGGATCCAAATTGTAAAAACAAAAATTGGCTTCTTGATGAATTGGAAAAGGTAGTATACGATAAAATTATCCATCTCAATAAAAACCCTCAATTACTTCACGAAATAAAAAAAATACCGCCAAAAGGCGGTACCATGGTTGGTAAAGTCCAAGAGGAAATTACACGCTTAAACGAAGAGATAGGACGTTTAATGGACTTATACCAGGCGAACGACACTACATTCCAAGTTGAGGATGTCGCACAAAGAATAGATTCTCTATATCAAGAAAAAGTGCGGTTACTTAACCAAATAAATCAAAATCAAAAAGGTAACAATACAAATACATTTAGAATGGAAGCGGCCAAACTTCTCATTCAAGAACTTCCTGCGGCCATTTGGGAAGAAAATATAGAGTATGTGCGGTATTCTTTGTTTCAACTCTTGGAACGGATAGAAGTGGATGATAGCGAGGTTTATTTCTATTGGTCGTTCGCAAAAAGTAATTGAGGAATATATGTTCGAGTTAATTATATAACATCTGTAAAAAAAAGCAGGGAATAATTGCTGGTACGCAATCCATTCTCTGCCTTTTTTTCTCGATTATTCTGACAATAATCTGTGCATTTTGGAAATGTAATCCTCATAGGCTGCATTGACATGATTCTTCTTATCGCCTTTCTCAATGCATAAAGCCTGCATGGCTTCCCATAAATCCTTGCGAATATAAATCGTATCTTTTACATAACCATCATTTGCTCCGGCTTGTCCTTCCGTTAATTTCCTCTTCCTTTCTTCCAGCTGCGCTGCTATATCGGAAAAATTCTGTTTTTCTTCCTTGCCGGTTACGATGGTATTTACCACATCAGGCTTGTTACCTTTGGTCTCTTTCTTGTTTGCATTCAATTCTTGCAAGCGTTGTTGCAACAAATCATTGTTCTTTGACACTATACTTACCTCCTGTCGATTCTTGTGATAACTTCTTTGGCTAGATCTATATAATCAGATAGTGTGTCTATCTCTGATTTTTTCTCCATCCGGGTACCAGTAAAAGCAAATTCTTTGATCTTTGCTCTGCGTTTTATTTCCGTACTAAACACTAAATCTCCGTACCTATCACGGATATTCTTACCGAGAGTACGCTCCAGAACATTTCTGGTATCTCTCATGGTAAATAAGATACCAAGGATTTCGGCTTTCGTATGACCGTTTTCCTTCGCATCTTCAATATTGGAAACAAATCGATCAAGAGCATCTGATCCGAAGCCATCAGGATGTATCGGAATGATGATATAGTCGCTGTACACGATAGCATTCAGAACCAGATCACCAAGATTTGGAGGGCAATCCATGATGATATAATCATAATTGTTTTCTATCGTTCGGATAGCACTTCCAAGAGCCTTTACCGGATTCGATACCTTTTCCTTGTATATGTACCGGCTGAACGTTACCAACATATCATCTGCCGGTATCAGATCAATATTCTCTTTCGGATGGATCAGATACTTTTCAGGATTCCGCTCCATGACTGCTTCAAGCATCGTATTACCGCTGTAGGTATAGATGCTTTTTTGAGTAAGCATCTGCGTAGCATTTCCCTGACTGTCTAAATCAAGCACAAGCACTTTGCTTCCGGATGCCGCCAATATCTCTGACAATATCACGGCGGTACTGCTCTTACCAACTCCGCCTTTTTGGCATCCTATCATTATTTTGTGCGCCACTTTACCATCATACTCCCTCTATCTGTGCCTTTTCTGTATGATAGCATATTCTTTTCCAGAAAACAACTGTTTTATTTCTGTATATGTGTCACCGTTCGATCTTTATATCACATTTTTCTCTCAACTGCGCTATGTACCAATCGACATTGAACTTTGTCGGATCCTCATCCATTTTCATTGATTCCTTAGATATCTTGTCCATCAATTTCATGATCCGCTTGTTACCAAATCCAAACTCTTCATGAAGTGCAAGAAAGATAATTCCGCAAGCCAACTCAAGTCCCTCATTTTTACCAAGCAAAAAAGACTTTGCCATGAGGTCCTTTGTCAGTCCGCTTTCTGCTCTTTTCATTACTTTTTCTTGCTCACGTTTCTCTCTCCTGATTGCTGCTCTTTTATTTCTTGCCATGTCGCATTTCCTTTCTTTTATTCTTTGTGCATTTCATATAATACTCATGGTTATATACCTTTTCACAGTCAATGCAATAACTGCTCATATAGGTATATACATTATCTTTGTACTTTTTTGTTTTTTTGTTAAAATTACTTTCATCCTTTTTGATTCCACATTTCGAACACGTATGAACCATATCATCATCCTTCCTTTATTCATAACGGTGTAACTTATTATTTTCTCTTACCTCTTCTCTCCACTTCTCTATCTCTTTTTTCCGCTCCCGGTATCGTCTGCTTTTTTCAGCATTCTTGGCTCTGCCTTTTTCCGATTTCCTGTATCGTCTTTGTGCTTCCTTGCCCTTTTCAGACTGATAGTATCTTTTTCTCGATTCTTTCCTTTTCTCGGATTTCTCGTATCTCTTCATACGTGCTTTTCCTTTTTCGGAATGGTTGTACTTGAAAATGTTTTGAGTCCCTCTCATTGATGCACGTTGGATCATCGCAATTTTCTTTACATTATCATCAATGATCTTTGTTTCATCTTCTTCGATACCATCATATCCGCAATCATTATAAGGGCAATTTTCACAATCAGGATGACAGCACTTAGGCGGTTTTTCTCCCATAGGCTACTCCTTTACGTTCAAAGCAAACTCCCGATATCGTTCCTCTTCCGTCTGTCTATAATCTCTTACCGCTTTTGCCACGGCCAGTTCCGGATGATCGTGCTGTATCTTTTGTCTGCTCCGGCGAACACTCTCAAAAGGTGGAAAGCCGTACTGTCTCATGTTCAGCAAGAACATAGGCATTGACATACTATCAATATCAATTCCGTTCTTTTCCCCTACCTTTTTCAGAATGAGATAATACAAATAGTTATCACTATTCCTTGACATTGGATATTTTTTAAGGGTATTTCTTACTAATTCCGATACTTTATATAAATCTGACATGGTATCAATCCTTTCTTTTCTATGCTATGATTCTGTTAAAAGTTACAAGGTGGTTATTGGAATGGTTAAACAGATATCTCGTGAGGATGAAGCGAACATCCCGGCATTTTCTTCCCACGATGAAGCAATCAAATACTTCAAGGAAAAGTACGGCTCTGACCTCTTATATGAGGAATACGATTCAGATTGTTATTTCTTCTGTCTGATTCTCGATCACGAAGCCTTCCGAAGAGGTCGGAACGCAATGGCAAAGGGTAAACCGCTCACCGGGGATGCTGCTCTATCATTCATAAATAGTTATCAGCCAATCCAAATATCTAATAATGGAAATGTTCATATCGTTCATTGAGGTGGCACCGTTGCGGTGTCATTTTTTTGTGGTTATTCGTTTGAGGTTCTATCGAGGACTTCCTTTATTCCCTCTACCACGTAGAGAAAACAAGGTAGGGCGATTCCGTTTCCCCATAACTTATATGCTGCACCATCGGAGTACGGATTCTGCAACCATTTTATGATCTGCTTGTCCGTCTTTGGTTTCTTTGCTCCTGTGACTACATTTCTGTGTGTCTCAAAGACTTCTCGCCAAAAGGCTATATCTTCCTCTGTCGGTTCTTCTGTTTCCAAACCATCAAGCCACCAGTCATAGAAGCCTTGCAATCTTGCACATTCAACTGGTGTCAGCCGTCTTACTATGTAGGATGGTTCAACAATCAAATCAGTAGCATCTTTATAATCTCTGCTTTTTAGGCAAGATGCTTTTCCTGATTCATCATATTTACCGAATGCTTTCTGTTCAAATCCATATGCTACTGCGTGCTGTTCTGTCGCATTCAGCGTGTACATGGTTTCGGATTCCTTATATCCGTCTCCACGATGTGACGGACGAGAGCCGTTCCCTTCCAGACAACATACACCATGATTTGTCTCTGACATGAGAGAGTACATCGGTTCTCCCTCTTTGCCAACACCTAAACCATTCCCCATTCCGTTGCTGATTGCCTGGTATTGTATTGGTATCGGATCAAATAATGTCTGTGGAACACCACAACTCAATGTTGCTGACTTGTTTATCTGCAGCAATGCACCTTTACCGCCACCAACCGGGTTTCCACATCGTACTTGCATGGTTACCGGTGGTGTATCTTTTGGCAGACAATACAACCCTGTCTTTGCTCCTGAACCACCGCCTAATCCTTGTAGTGTTACCGCCTTTGTTGCGTTCATCTGTATTCTGTCAGCAACTCTGCCAAAATCAACGGCATATTGTTCTTCTTTCGCCACGCAAAACTGATTATCTCCCATGTTCGCTCTTAATGATCCAGTTTGGTTATCGTATGTATGTCCACCTGTTCGTGTTGCCGCCCCCGGTTCAAAACCTATGCAATGTTCGCTTGATGCATCAATGCCTTTCGAAGTATCTCCGGAAGTTGCTTGCCACGATTTTCGGCTCTCCGTAAAATTCCTTGACAAGCCTTTGCGCTTAAATAGTATTTCTCCGGCACATTGTCCTGCAAAATCTGCGACAAGAGCGATTCGTCTGCGTCTTTGGGGGACTCCCCAAAATTGAGCATCGAGAACTCTCCAGGCAATGGACCACCCATCACCCACGATGCATCCCTCTGTATTCCATTTTCCTTTCGGAGGTCTAGGAATAGTGGCGGTCTTGTCTTTGACTTTCGCTGTTTCTTCAAGTACGGCTCGAAAATCTTCTCCTTTGTTGCTGGAGAATGCTCCGACAACATTTTCCCAGAGCATGAATCGAGGTCGAATAAACTGATCTGACCTTCCATTTCTTTCATCTGCTTCCCTCATTTCTTTGATTATTCGTATCTGCTCCATGAACAATCCAGAACGTGTGTATTGCATTTCAGAACCACACTCCGGGCAAATATCCGTATCTTCGTTGGCTATAGACTTATAGCCACACTTCGGACATTCTTTGCTCATTCCTTTTCGTTTTCCTGCAACTGACATATCTTGACATGGTGAACCGCCTGTAATGAGGTCTACCGGCTCAAGTTCTGAGCCGGATATTGAGGATATATCTCCGTAGTGTTTCATGTGGGGAAATCGTTTCGTGGTAACTCGTATGGGAAAGGGTTCAATCTCGGATGCCCATATTGGCTCCATTCCGCAAAGTGTGGCGGCTAATTCAAAACCGCCTGATCCTGAAAATAAACTTCCTATTCGAAACAAAATACTAACCCTCCTGCCTTTTTTCGATTACCATTAGCACATTCAGATGCCTTTGAGTAATTCGTATTATTTTGCCTAGCCGCTTCCAATAATGTTTCATACTTTCCTATGAGTACACCATCTTTATATACGGCTGTTTTTTTTCTTCCAAAATTCCGTTTTGCTCCCATGCTCCTATAATCTGTTTTTTCGTGAACCTTTTTTGCACGTTCTTTTGTAACTTCATTTTCTTGCTGTTCTTTATAAGTCGCCCATTCAAGATTTTCAACCCTGTTATCATCTCGTATTCCGTTTTTATGGTTTACAGTAGGCTTGTTGTACGGATTCGGAATAAATGCTTGTGCAACAAGCCTATGTGCTTTTAGTGTTTTTCTTACCCCATCAATACTTATCACATAATATAGATAGCCGTATTTATCTGTCGATGGACGCAAAAACTTATTTCTTCTATTGCTATATAAACGTCCGTCATTGGTAATTGAGTACAACCCATCGAAGAGCGAACCCATCTTAAATTGTTTTTCCATAAACTTCTGCCTTTCTATATATTCTTGGTTGCAAAATCAATTATCCACAACTAAATCGTACCGCCGATTGAAATAGGCATGAGTGTTTAGTTATTTTTCATTTTCTTTTTCGCCGTTAAGAATGTTGCTGGCAATTGCCAATGTAATGATTGCTACGAAGAATTTGAAAATTCCAAAGTTTATTCTCCATGGAACAAGCAAATATTCTTCCATGTGCCATACATCCCAAATCAGCCATCCAATGCAGATATAGCCAATCAAGGAAAGCCACCATGCAATCCTGTGTTTTGTGACATTATTCTTTTTCTTTTTCCTTTCTTCCAAAAGCTCTTTTCTTAAACGTTCCCGATTCTTTAAGTCTTTTTCTGTATACATCATGTCCGTTTACTCCTTTCTTCGTATTCTTCAGGTAGTAGCAAGGTTATGAAGTCCATGCTCCTGAACAAATGATAACTTATGATCCACATGGTTCCGAAAGATAGTTCATAACTTCCGAAGTCGGTTATCAATGAGTTATTCGGTTTTTCCGAACTACTTCCGAAGTCTCCGGATAGGAACCTCTTAACAGCGTTCCGAATCTCCGTCCTGTGGCTCTGATACAACTTCTCAATTCCTGCCGTCTTGTAAAAGGTCCGCTCCGGTTCTGACTTTTTCATATGTGTCTGCCCCTTTACTTGCCAGTTCTTTTTCTTTGATGTCATTGGCACGTTTTAATTCAGCCGTGTTTTCTTCGATAGCCTTAATCAGTTTCGGCAGCTGGCTATCATAGAATTTTCTACCTCTTTGTGTTTCATCAAATCTAGGTCCCATGGTATCACCTCTTTTCGTTTCTGTATTGTTTCTGTATACTATACTACAATTTTCTGTCTTTTTTGTCAAGTAGAAATTTAACATCTATTTTCCATCTGGTATTTACATATATTAGGTGTCCCACGCTAAATCCGCTTATATTAGGGTACGTAGTACCTGCATAGCCAACTCATAACATAGGATGATCTATGGGTATGTAAAAATCCCCTATATTTATATATTCGTAGGGTGTCCCATCCCGAATCCGCTTATATTAAGGGTACGTAGTACCTGCATATAGATATGCGTGTATATAGTAGATGAAACTAGGATATTTTGAAAATGCTTGTTTACAATTTGTTTACAATTTTGGTATTGACCTCCACATTATAACGTGGTATTATGTGTACATAAGGAACACAGAAACAGTACAGAAACAACAAAGAAAGGAACGGTGATTGAAATGGATTTTAAAAAGTATCTGGTTGAGTATGAGACAGAAGAAGGGGCTGGAGAGATGGTAGTAGAAGCAGATGGTCCAGCAGGTGCAAGTGACGTATGCTTCTATGAGCATTCAGATGAGCTCGGTTATAAAGAAATCAGAGTTATAGAACTATAAGAAAGGAACGGTGATTGTTATGAAATTCAGTAAGTACAACCAACGCAAGAGAAGAAGAGAGTCTGGTTATAGTAGAGAGTACAGACAAGCAAGGCATGATGAACTGTGCCGGCTGATCTCTGGTTGCAAAACAGACGCAGAACGTGAATTGCTGATTAAGGCATATGAGGTCAGCATTAACCCTTGATTGAAAGAAAGGAACGGTGGTTAGTATGCATATTAACGGTGTTACAGTTAACGGAATTTGGGTAAGTTTTGATATTGAGAACGTTGAATCTATATCAGAAAAAGGCGTAAAGTCGGAAGAGGTTCAGGCGGTTGCAACTTTTGTAAGAGCAGGGGAGCAGATCCATAAAATCTATAATGTTGGCAGCTTTGATTTTTGTGCAAAATTATTAGATGATGAATTTGCCAAATCCGTAGCAAATAGGATGATTGAGAGTGCTAATAGAAGTGCTCATAGTCCATTTTTAAGTAAATAAAATATTAAACTGCTGACCTAACGGCTGACACGGGGAGAAAGAACGAGGTAAAGAGTTATGAAAGACATTATGAGTTATGAAGAATTTAAGGAAGAACTGGTAAAGAGATTTGCGTCATTTCTTCCGGAAGAGTTCGAGAATTGCAAAGTAGTTATCAAAGAATGCAATAAAAATAATTGTGTTCTGGATGGAGTTTTTGTCTTAACCGGAAACGATATTTATCCTGCCATGTATGCAAATTTCATCTACGATTTTTATAAAGCGTGTGGTGACTTCGATCATGTAATGACACAAGCCAGTTTTATTTACGCAAAAGCATTGAAAGATACACCAAAGATAGATGAAGATGTTATTACTGATCCGGAATACGTCCGTAAAAATGTGTTTATGCAACTCATAAACTACGAAAAGAATAAGAAGATGCTCGAAAATTCACCCCATGTCAGATTTTTGGATTTGGCAATTATTTTCCGAGTTTTGGTAAGTAAAAATGAAAGCGGTATCACAAGTTACTTGATAAAAAATGAATTATTGGAGCATATGGGATTTGAAGTTTCTGATCTGGAAGAGATTGCGGAAAGAAACACTAAAAATATGTTTCCGGTCGTTACAATTGACATTGATGAAATAGTAGACTTCCCACAAGATGTGATGGCTGAAATATTTCCTAAAGATGGGGCAAATTGGATTGTCGGAACAAATAGTATACATATGAATGGTGCTGTCTTTATGGCATTTAAGGATGAACTTGAAAAGGTAGCGGATAGCATGAACTCTGATTTTTATATCATTCCATCATCCATTCACGATGTTATTCTTGTACCGGATGCAGGAGTTTCAGATACAGAAATGATAAAAAGTACCATTGCAGATGTGAATACTACAATGCTTGCTGCACCTGATTTCCTTTCTGACAGTCTGTACAAGTTTACTCGTTCCACCGGAACTGTAGAAGAGGTGGTATTATAATGAGAAAAAAGATAGTTATAGCGGTAACAATCATAATGGCGGCATTATTTCTGTTTGTTGCTTGCACGTTAGATTCTGATTTTCCGGCGCAAGCATGGCAGATCGTGCTTGCAATAATTAGTGGTGCATGGCTTATAATGTTTGCGGCGGCAAATGGGGAAAGGATTGGTTGAAATGAACAATATTCAGAACCTTAGGAAGAAAGCCGGAATATCTCGTACACAATTGCACAAGGTAACCAATATTCCGCTTCGAACACTTGAAGATTGGGAATCACAAAAGAATACTCCGAATCAGTACCATAGAATAAAAGCGATAGCGGATGTATTCGGATGTACGGAATATGAGGTTATGCAATTCTGCACTAAAGCAAGGTATGGCAAGATAGAGTACGGAATACTTACCATGATCGATATTGAGGGAAATGCTGTCTACATACAATTTATTGATGAGGACGGCACTTGCCGCATCGAATCAGAGGTTGAAAGTGGTGCAGCCTTTGATTTATACCAGCGACATAAAAAAGAGGAAATATGGGATATAACCGATGATCCTCTTTTCAGATAGTTGCAGATGCGGTATAATGGTTATGGAATAAGTGACGGAATAAAATTGCGCTAAAAAAGAACCCTGGTTATTATGCCGGGGTTCTTTTTTTATATCAAGGAGAAATCTCCTGACCGCCTATTTAATAAGTGTTTTCATCTTGGCCGCTGACTTTGATCCATAGATACCATCTACGGACAAGCCGTATTTTTTCTGGAATTTCTTCACGGATTCTTCCGTGCTTGATCCAAAGATGCCATCAACGGACAATTTCTTTCCGTCTTTGTCTGTGATCTTCAAGGAATTAAGGTTCTTCTGCAGGTTTTTTACTTCGGAGCCTTTGCTGCCTTTTTTGAGGGTTGGCTTCGCCACAGAGGGACTTTTTGAGGTATTGCTTGAGGATTTGCGAGGATTTCCGCTTACTACTGCTACGGTATGACCTTTCGTCTTTGTGACAAGGACATCACCGTTATACAGCTTTGTAGAGGTTGTTACCGGAAATGCTTTTTCAAACTTCCCTGTTTTCTCCAGTGCAGAAACTTCACTGCTGGTATTAAAGTCTCCAGGATCGAACCCGGCTTCAATACAACACGCTCTGATCGTAGAGCTGCAATCCGCTTCCGTTTTCTCCTTGATCTTTTTGATAGATCCGTATTTTTTTACACCATTGACGATACCATATCTGCCGTACTGGTCGTAGCCGACATTGTCATTGTCGCAGGCATCATCCATAGCAGAAGCTATCTTTTTTGCGTCTGATACGCTTTTCGGTCTCAAGCATAACCAGCCCTTACTATGTACATAATACGGCTGTTTGCTGACTTCTTTTTTGGTCTGATCTCCGGCTTTACCACCGGAAATATGACCGTTTTCGTCAATTCGTGCTGATCCTATAATTAAACTCATAATCAACCATCCTTTCTTTCAATGATGTTCTTGAATGCCTGATGCAGGCCTGTACTTGCCAAACCGCTGATAAGACCGCCCAGCAGGATTGCCGGTGTAAAGTCCATGTTGATCCAGATATTCAGAACAACACCAAGAACGGCCATAATAAGCGGAATGTACTTGTTCACCTTTTCACTTGTTACGATATTCTTAATCACGTAGCCAATGCAAAGGCAGATTCCTACAATGATAGGTACCGCATACTCTGTTACGAATGTAATATCCATGGTACTGACACCTCCTTTCAAATCTGATCGTGTGCTTTTTGATTTACGTGTTTCTCAATTTTATTTATGGCTTCGGTCACAGGACCGTTGCACCCTTGCTCTTTTAAGCCTTTCAGACAGGCAAGAATACCATAAGTCAAAAGGCATTGCTCTTCTTTCAGAGCGGCAATATCAATATCCTGCTGTTTCTGTTTCTGGAACCATCGGAAGATTGCGAAAACAACTCCTACGATAGTTCCTGCTGCAGTAAGAACGGCGGCATACTGGATGATCGTTTCCGGTGTTATGTACATACTGCTAGTCCTCCTATAAAGCATCCGTAATAAATACGGTTTCTGTTGCATCATCAATAGTCATAATGTTGTTTCCTGATATAGTAATAAATCTATCATTTACTACTTTTGCAATTTCGACATATTCCTTACTTGGTACAATCCTTGTATGCCAGTCGTGACCATTTATACTTTCAATCAATACTCCTTCTTCTCCAATAACATAATTCACACCATTATGAGAACTTATATTGTGTAAGTAGTTCCATTCTGTTTCTGTTTCTTTCCAGTAAAGTCCGTCAATACTCGTATATATACTTCTACCAGATGCGGCAACAAAATTATCATACTTTGGATTGTAAGCAACTTTGTAAAATGTAATGTCACTTGTGATTCCTTTCATATACCATGTTTCAAATGTATTATCTACGGTATATCGCATATTTCCTTCATAACCTACAGCGATAAATTTACCCTGTCCATAACAAACACAATTATAAATTTCATTAGAATCTTTGTTGAAAACTTTCGTCCAGTTCAATCCGTCTGTGGACTTGTAAAGGGAACAATCGGAAAGGATTATAAATACTCCTTCTCCACACGCAATATCCTCTATAGGTGCACCAGAAAATGTAGTTGTATGTATGCTCCAGTCAATTCCGTTTGTTGATTTCAATACAACTCCAGATTCTGCGTACTGAGAACTTATAACAACAAACATTCCATTATGGAATAATATTTTTTGCAAATCAATGCTTGTTCCGCTTGTTCTCTTTGTGAATGAGACTAAATCTGTAGAAGTATATATCGATCCACCGTCACCAACAAAAACATAAATTCCATTACCATAAGCAATATCTCTAATTGATTCGATTATTCCATGATTAGTTACTGAAGTAAAAGTTTCATGTTTTTTAGGAACAGTTACATAAAGCCTGTTAATAATATCTGATAGCCACTCTTCCCCATGGTTGATTTCTGCGGTGCTGTGTGCCGCCAATACGGAAGGTGTCGGGTCAACAAATTCTCCTGTGGAAGAATCGTAATACTTTCCTACCAAATTCCCGGAATTGAATTGTTCCTCTGTAATAGGAATCATGGTAGGTGCTGAGATAGGAGAACCAGCTGAAAGTGTGTTGGTTACAATGTTTGAATCGTCAATCATTGCGTAATAATACATAATTTCCTCTTTCTGCGTACCGGGGAGCGGATAAAACCGCTCCGGCACGACTTTTTAAAACACGTTTACAGTTACATTTTTATCCGAGGGCAATCCATTTCAGATCCGTAGCCGCTCCGGTATTTACCATAGAAAAGCCTGTTTCTGTAATGGTGAATGGATTCGCTCTACGAGATAATTTGTTTCCGATTCCGTTTGCACTATCGGAGATCTGCTGTGATGATACTCCTGTGACTTCCGGAGAAACATATACACCAATGTTGAAATTGCTTAAACCTGATCCAAAGTTATAAACAATAACAATCTTCGGTTGGAAAGGTGTTTCTCCTGTGATTGATTCCGGAATGGTGTATACATTCATGGAGCCTGTGGCTACCTGCATACCGGTAGCAATCTGACCGATGCAAGCGGCCAGCTGTGCGAATGTGGGGTTGTCGGGGATGGTAATGCTTTCGTCTACGCCAGTGATCGCATTGGCAATAGCCGTTTTGCCATCACTGGCAGATTGAAAACACTCGTTTACCGCTGCGACAAGGCTACCTTTTTCCGTTGTGGAAAGTGTGGCAAGTTGTCCGATTGCTTCGAAAAGAAACATATCATCTGTACCGTTCAGGTGGAGCAGATCTTTGTCACTTAATAAACCTGTTTCACTTGGAAGACAGTCTACCCACGAACTGTTTACATATTTCTTTTTGTAAACAAGGCTTGTATCGTTGGTTTCAAGTGCAATACAATACTCATTTTCGTATGAATATCCATCTGCTACATTTTCGTTGTAAGTTTGGTCGTCAATCTCAAGGATGCCAACACAAACTTTGTTTGGATTTAAACTAGCAAAATAATGCATATATATACCTCTTACTTTCTGATGGTGTTAAGGTTATTTCAAAGTTACCTTAACGATGTTATCAGTTACACGCTCCAACACTCGATATGTACCTATCCCCCTCTCTGATGTTGTAGCAATACCTCCGTTAATAGGTTTACAGTAACCACCTGGAACGCATGATCCATCATCACGAACCGGGAGAACACCGAGCCATCCAACGGTACTCCATTCTTTTCTGTTCTCCCTTTGTTCATATTCACGTGTTGGATCATAATCCGGGTTTTCTTTATATTTAGTAATAGTTACTGTTCGTGTCTTTGTTTCCCCGGTTTCTTTGTCAACGTATTCCTCTTCTTCCTCTACTTCTTCATACTGGATTGTGCCAAATTCATCAAAGACATATCTTCCCATCCAATCTTCATCTGCATTACCGATGATGCAAGGGTTTCCACTTACGATACCGAGGATATAGTCTCCCTCATTTGCTTTGCGAATCATGGTTGGTTTTTCCTCATCATACGTTACAAAATACCCTCTTCTATCTTCGTCATTTGGATTACCATCCACCCATTCTGAGAACTCGGCATAATCGGATCCGGTCGCATTATATGATCCTTTGGCATATGTGACACCTTTACCAGTTACTCGAAAAGCATTTGAAACACTACCGTTAGAACCGTTTCCAATAACTAATGCAGATCCATCTGACGTACCGCTTGTACTATTATCTGTAGCAAGACTTGTGTTGTTATAATGTCCTGCTGCTATCTGATGTCGCAATGCTTCTACATATATGCCAGCGGCAAAAGAACCTACTTTTTCAGCCGTATTCATTGAATACCAAGAAAAGGCTCTGTCATGGGTACTTCCGTTATCTAATGATCCAAAATGTGTCCATTTAGACCATTGCGTAGAAAAAGTTTTATATCGTGAATAGATAATATCCTCATTGATGGCAAACTGAATAAATTCATAAGCGTTGCTTGTGGGTGCCAATCCATCTAATATTTTCACTATTAAGAGGAATCCACCTTCATTTTCCCACGGACTGTTTGGGTACGGAACAATGCTATGGCTCTGATATAGGTCACTCCATGTAAACATATAAGATCCTTCTGATAGAATACTATTCATGTCATATGTAGTATAATTGCTCTCCGACACGTATTTAGCCGAATAAGTTTTCATTTTACCCAACTTGTCTCCAATGTTTGTGTCCATGTCATCCAGTTTGGATTTCAATGTTTTACTATTTGCATAATCGTAGTAAATTGCTTTTACATGACTGATTGCGAATATCTTCGTAGATACTCCGTTAATCAGCTTTTTCATCCATCCTGTCTTATAAGTTGCCATATTAGTTACCTCCTATTCTGTGATGTCTGATCCGAGTTCGATGACGGCAACATCTCCATATGCCGTATCTAACTTATCCATGTTGTCGTTTATAACCGATATATCCGGTGCATCCGAATCAGACGGCTTTGTAAGTTTCAGATTCGTTGTGGTTGTTGCCATATCATCAACTCCTATCTACCATGGAACCCCAAGTACGGCTTGCTTTCAGGGTGCTCCATGTATAATTTTTTTTCAAATAATTCCACGTTACCAGGGAAACAGTCGTTTTGAACTGTTCCCCGGTGTTTACTGGATTTTTGCTTAAAGTAACATTATCGATCACATATTTCGCCATGGCTCACACCGCCCTTATTCATCCGTTGCCGTGACGGAAATAGTAAATACGTTTCCGGTATTTACAGGGTTTGGAGTGATGGTTACTGCGCTGATAACCGGAGCGGATGTGTTGTAGGTTACCGTTCTCGTTACGGTTGTGGATTTACCTGCAGCATCGGTCGCAATTACCGTGATGGTGTTTGTTCCGCTTGTGAGGGTAACAACGTGGGAGAATGTACCGCTTGATGTAACCGTTACGGCTTCTCCGTTGACGGTGAGGGTTACCGGTGAGGATGTCGCATCGTTCGTGGTACCTGTGACGGTTACGGTAGATTGATTTGTTACCAATCCATCAACCGGACTTGTAACGGACAATGCCGGTGGTACCGTATCAATCTTGAATGTTACGGCGGTTGCTGTCTTTGTATTGCCGTCATTGTCTGTAGCGGCAACGGTCACGGTATGGGATCCATCGGAAAGTGCCGTGTCAGGTACATAGGTGCAGCTGTAACCGTTCGTGATCGCCGTTTTATTGATTCCGCTCGTGTACTTCGTTCCGTCAATCGTAACGCTGATCGTATCTGCATTTACACCGGAATCCGAATCCGTGACGGTAAATGCGATGGTAGGCTTGTTGTTTGTGAGAGTTTGGTTTGCCGTTGGGGATGTTACGGTAATAGCAGGTGGGGTTGTCTCTTTTACTACAAGTTTGAGACTGTCTCCAATTGTTGCGGTGCTTGTGTTTACCGTGGTTGTGTTCCCAGCATCATCCGTTGCCGACACGGACATTGGATAGTAATGCCCGGATTGCTTATAAGATGATGTGGATGGTGCGGTTATCGTGGCTTCATATTTCCCGGTGCTGGTGTTCAGCGTCAGGTTGTATGTTTGGCCGTTCAAAGTCGCCTGCATCGTTTTTACTGCCATATTATACACTCCTTTCGTGTGTGTTTATTCTTCTATATCAGTTCCAAGTTCTATCATGTTATCGAGTTCTTCCCTTGTTGCATAGCCTGCGAGTGTTGGAATTATCTCCACATCTGTTCCGGCTTCGTTGGCAAATGTGAAAGCAAATTCAAGACTGAATCCCGGAGAATTGCTATTTGTCGGAATCTGCCTTGGTGTATCTATCTGCGAGATAGCAAAGAGGATTTCCCCATCGTCCGGATCCGTTGCATAAATACCTATCTGTGATAAGTTATATGCGGTTGTAACAGACGTATTTGATAGGATAACGGTAATCGTATACTGGTTACCATCAACAATGATCACCTCATTTGCGAGGGTTTGTTTGATGTTGCTTACCGCCGTCTGCTCTTTCAGGTTTACGATGGGAACGGATCCGCTGCCGCTTGCTATCTTTGTAAATGTAAGGGTGGAACCTGCTACCTGCTTTGTAAGTAAAGCCAAACCTTTGTTTGTTATCGTTGTGTTCCATGTAGCCATTTAATTCTGCACCTCCAGTTCAAATCTTTCTTTCATGCTGACGGAGAATGCTGACGATCTATCAACGTCTATGTCCGTCTTTTCTGCCGTTACAATAATGTAGTTCATATGTGCCGGCAACTTCTTATCCAGTTCCGCACGTATGATTTTCACGTTTGTATAATATCCACGGATAGAAATAAGCATCGTGTTTTGTCGGTAATTCTCCACGATTTCACATTTGAATCCTGTGATACCTTCAACCATCTGCTTTATGCGGTACGGTGTCATAGGAGAGTGCTTGAACATAACACTCATAAGGTATTGCCTGCGCTGTTCTATCGTCTTGCTGACATCCGTTGTGATCCCGAACTCATCTTCCCATGCAACTAATCCCCATGTAGCCGTTTGAGGGAATATCTGCGAGATAAAGTCTCCATAGGCAAAATCCTTTTCCTTTGCCAAGGTAATACCGAGTGCCTGGAATACATATAAGGTCAGTTTTGATTTGTCATAAATAGGTGCCACCATATCAAGCATGAGGTCACCCAATTCATCCGTCAGAATGGCTTGCCTTAAATCTACTGAGTTAGGGTCGATATTGACCTTTAACTTGGAATTTACTTCCGTTACATTCCCAGCATCATCTGATACACGTACCAGGACATCATAATCACTTGCAGATTCAGGAGCGGTTATCGATCTTTGGTAACTGTCCTGTCCGACTTTGGCAAGCCGATAGGATTCTCCGTTTACGTCTGCCGTTACCTTATTTACTGCCATGGTTATCCCCCCTATTCTTCAAGTGTCAGCGTGACATTGCTGCTACTTGTGTAAGGGAATGATCCTGTAGTTAATGGGATATTAGCCATGCCACTATTGACATAAAGACCGCTAAAGTCGTAAACACCTTCGATATCTCCCAAAATGTTTCCAATTTTCTGATACCTTATTTCGCCATCATCTACGGCACTAGAAAAGTAATCATTTAATTTCGATACAAATACCGCTGTAATGCTTTCAACCGTTCCGGAAGTCAATGTTACTGCAGCGGCTATCGTGATCGTGGTTGTTGTCGGTGCCACAACGGAAAGATTCGCTCCACACGGTGCAAGCCTTGACTGTTCATCATCAGGAGACATGATGTAGTTGTATACCTTGGTACATAGTGCTTCGCTTGCCGGCTCTCCGTTTCCGTCTGTCAAAACGATGGTTACCAATCCGGATGTATCGGTTGCCCGGATAATATTTGCCGTTCCGGTACCTGGTACGGATTCCGCCCATCTCTTATAGTCGGCTGGATTTCCGATATTGGAATCTCCCTGCGTTTGATCGTATTCACGGATTCTTTCGATCAGGCTCTCATCGTCCTCTTCATCCACACCGCCGGTAAATGCGGCTTCGTTTGTGATCCCTGTTACATCGTCATATCCAGATGAGTTGATAACGATGGTATTGGCTGCCGTATTTCCATCTGATCCGGCTACTGCTGCCTGTGCCGGAACGGTTACGGTACCATCTTCTCCGATTTCGCATTCTTCCGTGGTTACATAGGATTTTGATGCTACATCATTTTTTGATTCTGTAGCACATGAATATCCTGCCGGTATGACCGTTTCCGGTGTGCCTGTGATAGTGATTTCCCCGGTAGCATACAATGCTTCTTTCCGTGTCATGTTTCTAAGTTCAGCATGGAGATCAACATATTCTCCGGAAGAGAATCTCGGCCATATCAAATCTATGGCACTTGGAAGGTCAAAACCTCTTAACTGTGATACGACATTGGCGGTTGGCCTTGTAAAGTTCCAAAGGTGCTGCCCTTCGCTTTTGTCGTATTCATCAGGAATCAATGCCAGCATCTCATCGTGAATATCGTCTTCATCGTCATTTTGAAGAAAATCCGGTAATTCTAGTTCTTCCAAATCTTTTATACTATCCATGATGCACCCCCTCTTCTATGCATTTATTACAGTATCTATAGTTACTAGTTCATTATCTAAACCGACAACCTCAGTTCTTACATTTAATTCTGTAGACGATACCCATTCAAACTCAACGTTCTGAACGTATAATGTACGTCCGTATGGATCACACGCTAAGGCTTCGGATATTTCTGTTTCCAACTCTGTTTCGATTTCATCGGGATCATTAAGTTTGAAAATCTCATCATAATCGATCCCAATATCATCCGTGTAAGCATCGTGATTATATCGGTCGGTTGCAAGAATGTTTTCACACCATTGCTGCCATGCCGTTACCTCATCTGCGGTAATGACTTGGCCGTTACCATTTAGTAGGAAGTCACCAAGAAAAGAATCAAAATACGGTGCTATCTTATATCCTATTGGTTCTTCGCTGTCATCGTCATCTACCAGATCATCTTCTTCCAGTTCGTCCTCTTCCGGGAACAAATTTTCTTCGTCCATGACTTACACCGCCTTTCCTTTCTTATGCTTTGTCTGCTGTTACTATCTTGTCTATTACAACCGGCTCTCCTGTATTGGTCCATATGACAAGTACCCTGTCATCCTTTTTTAATGGATCCGTATCAGATATTGTTTTGCAAATGGAATAATCATCCTTGTCCAATATGGCATCCGGGAGAGAGTCCAATTTCAATTTACCGCCGGTGGCAATCTCTCCGAGTTCTGCGCTTACTTCGATGGAGTGACCGCTTACCTTTGTCATTCGCTTTTGGAGCACGTCAGCAAGCCTGTATGCCCCTCTATTGCTGTTCTTACTCATTAAGCCTTTCTCACCTCCAACGTCATTGTATGGTTGTTGGCATCATGCTCAATGCCTTTCACGATGTAATAGTTCTTTAAGTAATCTGTATTGATGTATACCTTATGACCTTTCTTTATCCATGGGTTATCAATTGCCGTGACGGATATATCCTTTTTTGGTGTTCCGTCCTTTTTTATCATGTTCTGCGCTTCTTTTTTGACCTTTGACATTTTGTCATCTTTGTTTTTTTCAAGAATTTCCTGCAAGGTTCCGTATTTCTTCGTATTTCCTTTTACGTTAGCGACTGTGATATACCGTCCTGTTTCCTCTTCCGAATCTTTCTTTTTTTGGGTTTCGGCTTTCACGATCTTAACTTTTGTAATCATTCCATCCATCGTCTCATTGTAGGACACGGAAAGGGCATTATCTCCGTTTTCAATCTTGTACACCGTCTTGTTTTTCCCGGTAGGCTCAATTACAAGAACGTTTTTTTCAAACCGGATAACATAGCCAACACCGGTTTCTTTCTTTGCTTTATTCAGCAAAGATACCAATATGTCCGCTATGGTTTCACTACGGTACACGATTTTCTTATTCGAGATACTTTTGTAAGAATACCGGATTTTCAATCCCCACTTTTTAGCCAATTTGGTTACGGCATTTTTGGTTGTGGTTCCTTTCTTTACAAAAAGGTTATCCTTGCTGTTCATGAGGTATATGAGTTTGTCATAGCAGATCAGTTTAATTTCTTTGACATCCGAGGTACGGTCAAATTGACGTTCCCATACAATTCCACGGAATACCTCTTTTGCACCGCTCCCTGTGTTGGCATACACATAGATTTTGTCCCTCAATTTAACAAGGCTATGAAGTTGCTTTTTTCCTACTTTCACGTTAGCAACTGTGATCGTGACCTTTTCGGCTATATCACTATTTTCATGAGCCGTGATAAGGTCGGTAGTAATGTCTTTTAGTCGGTATTTTTGACCGCCTGATATTAAGTTCGCCGTATAAACCGGATTCGTCATAGATGCTGCCATGGCAACTCACCTCTCTTTCATCACGGAATCTTCAACGTGGTACCAGGATAAATCCAATGTCCCTTGTTTGATGATCTCTTTCCGTGTTTCTTTGCCGCTTTCTCAATGGTAGATTTATTTGCCGTATAAATCTTTTTCCATTGGCTTCCTGCCTTATAGAACTTCTTTGATATCTTCCAAAGGCTGTCACCTTTTTTCACGGTATACTTCTTTTTACCGCTATTCTTTGATGATCGACTGCTGCCGCTGGTCTTTCCTTTTTTCTTTCGGACTTTTTCAATCGCAATGTTAATTGCCTGTGACAGTTCGATGGAATAATAAATGCTGCCATCCGCTCCCTCATAGGTTTCTTCGTATGAATCTATGTAGGTTTTCATGCTGATCGGAGTAGTGGATATTGTCAGCTTTATTTTTTTCCCATTCTTTCTCCAGTAATCTATCTGCTTATGAATCTTGTTTGGATCAGTCCATTTCTTAACGATATGCATATTTTTAAGCGGAACACCGGGAAAGAATCCCTCCCAAGATACCGTGGAGATCTCTCTTCCATTCGGTACCTTGGCTGGTCCTTTATTGATGACATCAAACTCTAAAAATCTGCCGTTTGACTTGTAACCGAACTTTTCAGGATTTACCGGGATTGTTAATTTGAACGACTTCTTTTTGTTTGAATAACTCTCTCCGGAAAGTGTGATTTTTAATTTCCGTGTCTTGCTTGCGGAACTCATTGCTTTTTTCATCTTTTTTCGGATAACCGATACTTTAACTGCCATGATTCACACCTCCTAATCAGTACTAGCAAGCGGCATATTCTGCCAAGCCTGTTCCAATGCGTCAGCAATAATGGAACTGATTCTGTCCTTATTGTTTTCAATATCAGCCGGAATACCGTCACCGCTTGAATTGATCTCAATTGTTACACCGCCGACATTGATCTCTACTTTTCCGTTTCTTGATGGTGTCTGTGATGATTCTGCATTATTAACAGATGAAGAACCGCCACTTTCTGTATCGTTCATCATTTCACGCAAACGAGAACCGCCGCCTACGATACCGCCATCAGCAAATGCCGGAACACCCATTGCATGAGCCGCCTGCTTCAAAAGGTGCTTACCTCTGTTCCTGCGTTTTGCGCCAAGCGGAATAACCATTTCTGGACCATCTTCGCCGATAAGGGATAATGTTGCACCGTTGACATATCCACCATTAGCAAATTTTCGCTTGTGTCCTTTTTTGATCTTGATATTACTAACACCGTTCAGAATCTTATCTTTGACGCTGGAAACAATACTTGCTATTCCAGTTACACTAGCAAGTCCCATTGATACCGATACGCTACCATTTACAGATAAGCCGGTAACGGCATCTTTTGTCTTTGATTTCGATTTTGATTTTGGATCACTGGTGTCGGTGCTGCTTTCTTTCATCGTCACATCAACTGTTCCGGTGGCTTTCTTACCTTTGACGGCTTTGTTTGTTTTGTCCTTGGATTTTTTCTCAACATCGGTAGTGTCCACCTTTTTCGCCTTAACGGTTACATTACCTTTCTTGTCGATTTTAAGAACACCGGCTTTTTCAAGAGCCTTGACCGCTTTCTTAGTCTGCTTGTTGAGGTTCTTTGTATTGATACCGCCTTTTTTGGTAATGCTGACTTTACCTTTTTTGTTGATTTTGACAAGGCCTTTCTTTTCAAGGGATTTCGCCGCTTTTGTAGTTGCCTTATTCAGTTTTTTAGTATCAACCTTTTTCGGTTTGATCGTTACATTGCCTTTTTTGTCAATCTTGATAATGCCTTTCTTTTCCAAATTACGGACAGCCTTTTTCGTCTGCTTATCAAGACCGGAAGTATCAATCTTTCCATCCTTGGTTTTGATTTTTACTTTGCCTTTCTTATCGATCTTGATAATGCCTTTGTCTTTCAGTTTATCGACTACGCTCTTTGTGGATTTATCAAGGTTGCTGGTATCAATGTTCTTTTTGTCTGCTTTCAGTTTCAGATTTGTGTCTACTTCTACACTCTTCGTCTCGCCCTCAACTTCTTTCAGACCGTTCTCAATTCCCTCTTTCAATGCTTTAGGGAGTTCAGAACCCTTATCCTCTAAAAGTTGCTTTGCGTGCGTGCTGTCCTCTTTGGCAAGTTGTTCACCAATCAGAGTATAGAATGAATCACTATCTCCAGACATGAGTTTGACATTCTCAATATCGGCCAGAGAATCTTCAATCCATTGAGGTACTTTTTCTCCTGCATCTTCGTAGGATTTTTTAAGTTCCTGCAAGTCTTTCTCCTGTGGCTTCAAGGAATCATAAAGGTCTTTCATTTCCTTTTGCATCTTCTTGTCGATTCCTGCTTCACTCAAAAATGAAGATTTTAACTCATCTAATTGAGCCTTTGAATCCTTATCCCAATGGGAATACTCCAAACCATTTGCGGAGAATGTAGTGTTGTTTCTCAATTGTGCAGCCTTTAACTTCAAGGAATCTCCGGAGAGTGCTTTCTCAATTTTTGAAAAACTGTCGCTGTAATTTGTTTTCAAAACATCAAGAGATACGTTCACGCTGGCTTTTATGGTTTCCGCTTTTCCGTTTCTCCACTTATCTTCAATTTCTTTCAGTTTTTTCTTGTACTGCTTTTCGTTGATGGTACCCTCTTTAAACTCCACATCAATCTCGGCTTTTGCCTTGATATAAGCATCGTCATAGGCTTTCATGTTGGTTTCGTTCTGTGCGTTCAACTCATCTACAAGCGTCTTGAATGAATCCGGGGTCAGATCCTTGTAGGAATATTTCTGCTTGATAAGGTCGTAAGATGCTTTTGCTTCCGCTTCGGCTACCTTTTGAACTCGTTCCTCTACCTTATCTTGAATATCCTCAATCTGGCCTACAAGTTCCTCTATCTTCTTCTGCTCATCAATGGTAATCTTTCCATCTTCAAATGCTTTGGCAATAACATCATTGAGTTTTGCTGATTTCTTTGCTAACTTGCCCTCTAATCCGGAATAAGTCTTTTCCATTCCCTTTGTCATTTTAGCCATGCCCTTTGAATCGTCTCCATAGAGCAACTGGAACGCTGATCGAGTGCTTTTCTTGTTCGTTGTAAGGAGATTTTTTGTAGCGGATGCATAACCCTCCAATGCTGATTTGTACTCTTCAACATCAGATTTAGATAACTTACCACCGCCTTTAATCATTGCACTCGCATAGTCAATCGTATATTTCTTGTCTGCAAGTTCATCTCTTACATCGTTCAAATCAGACATACTTTGATTGAATTTGTTTACTCTGCGAATGGTATCTTCTCCGACAATTTTCTTAACCTTTGAAGATACTTCGTCAGCGGATAAGGACCACTCTCCGAACCTTTTTTTCATGTCTTTTTTGGCAAGTTTCTCCGCTTCTTCGTTCAATTCTTTAGTGGACTTCGTAACACCGGATATGGAATCAGCAAGTTTGTCACCTTTCCAAAGTGCGCCGATACCACCGATACCTGCACCAATCAATGCACCTGCTGCCGTACCGAGAACCGGAACCACAGAACCGATGGCAGCACCTGCCGCCGCTCCTGCACCTACCATTCCAATCTTTGTACCGCCACGCCATCCGTAATGCCTTTTATCATTTGAATTATTTGCCTTGATTGCTTTGTATACGTCCTTACCGCCCTGGTATAATCCGATGCCGCCTAAAATACCGCCTGCGGTTGCTCCTAAACCAATAGCGGATGTATAACCTAATGGGACAATTCCGTTACTTGAAATACCGGCTCCCATTTTAAGTCCTGTCAATGCTCCCCATCCTAAAAGTCCGGTACCATTACTGGCAGAACCAATCAACCCTTTTAATCCAACACCGGATAACACACCGCCGCCGCTTAACGGACTTCCTGATACACCACCGGTACCTTTCCATAGTCCGTTTAATGTAGACAGAGCAGATAATACTCCGGCTGTCATTTTCAACGTAATTCCTGCTTTTATGATGTTCCCAAGAACTCCGCCTTTTCCGTTGAACAATGATTTGAATCCGGCAACGAATACGTCCTTGATCGTGTTCATTACTTTCTTACCATCGAATCCTTCGGCGAATCCTTTGGAGAAGTTACTTCCGACATCGGATGCGTCTTTGAAGATTTCCATTCCGCTTGTATCTACTCCGAGAAGCGTCAGAATACCCTTTCCAAGAGCGGTTGTAGCGTTCGTCAATCCTTTTCCCATCATCTTCCCAAAGTCTTTAAATTTGCCCTCTATGTAAGGCTTACCGGATGAATCCCACCAACTGCCGAATGGCTTGGCAATGAGTTCATCCCATGTCGTTCCGGCAATCATGCCGATTTTTCCGAATACTGACGCATCTTTAAACTTTCTTGTGTCTGTCAGTTTCATGATCTTATCTATCGTTCCCTCTAACTTATCAGCTGCAAAGTTAGAGAGTTGTTTTCCAATGTCATATAAACTATCTCCAACCGACTTCAAGCCGGATTTACTTTTATCGAGCAATTCAACGATGGATCCTAAACCTCTCTTTGCTCCATCCTGTAATCCTTGCCCCCATCTACGGAATACATTGATCTCAAATGCATCTTCAATTTGAGATTTCAGACCTTCCACGGTTTCATTGGCGGTCTTGTCCATCATTCCCTTATATTCTTTCATACCTTTCAGGATTGCGGTTATGGCTTCATTTGCCATGATTTTACCGTCTTCAAGATCCTTTGACATTTTAGCAAGTGCTTTATCTCCAGAACCATATCCCAAGCCTTCTGCGATATATCTCTTTGCGGAGATTCCTGCTTCTGCTAACTGATTCAATTCTTCGGTCGATAGTTTACCCTTTGATTTAATCTGTGAGAGTGCCAGAGCGATTCTCTGCAATCCCTCATCACCTTTACCGGTTGCCGCCGCTGCGTCACCGATTGTATACATATCTTTTACGATGTCTTTAGCATCCCATCCCATGGCTACCAGTTTTTGAGCCTGTGCGATTGTGTTACTTGTCTTGAATGGGGTTTTTTCTGCAAATTTATCAAGATCATTCATCATCTTCTGCCCTTTTTTCTCTCCTAAAAGGGTAGAAAATCCAATCTTAGCGGAAGAGTAGGCATCAGCAAGGTTGATAGGCTCCATGATGCCCTTTTTGAACATAAGAGCACCACCTACGGCAACCGCAAGTGATTTAATTGAGAAGAGCATATTTTTGATTCCACGGAGCGGTCTTGTGGCATAATCTATGACCTTTACACCTGCTCTCCACGTCTTACTTCCAAAAGTACGCAATCCGGAGTTCAATTTGTTGAGGGTAGATGATGCACGGTCAATAAGGCTCACTTTTGGTTGAGCGTGTTCTCCACCAAGTCCCTTTATCTTCTCTTTGGATTTGTCAACACTCTGATTGAACTTATCAACCTGACTTTTTGCTCCACTCATACCGGAACCCATGTTGTTCTTAAAATCGGCTCTTACCTCGATCACGATTGTTTCTGCTGCCATGCTGACACTACCTCCTTCCTGCTATGATTGTTGTAATAACGGACAATAAACTTGCCTTTGTTGTTTCTTTGCGTGGAATGTTTCTCCACCAATATCCCGGATGGCACAAGCAAACATAAATGCCCTTGTGCCGTCCGTCTTATTCATTACCTCATCCGGCATTACACCGAACTCACAAAAGATGTGTTCCAGCAACTGCGCCATGGATGAAGTTTCGATTAGTTTTTTGCGTATTCAGTAAGATCCATGTCGTATCCGCTGATATCGTCAATCACATCACTGATCTGGTTTTTCTCTCCGGCCATAAGAACGGCATCAATGATTTCCCAACTTTCAATGATGTCGTGTCCTTTGGCAGCAAGTCCGCTTTTAACTTTAGGATTATCCCAAAGTTTTTCTTTGTCAGCATCTACCGTTGCCGCATAGATTTTACGGCTCTTAAACTCACCATACCGGATATCTCCCTCGATCTTAGGAAGTCTTTTACCCTCTGGGTTAGGGTAGTAAGGTGTGGACTGTTTGCGGATTCTCTGCAATTCCGGCTCACCAAGCGGACGGATGTTGAAACGGAACATTTCTTTTCCGTTTCTTCGGATCGCAATCTCTTTCTGAATGCTTTCGTCCACTGCATAGTCAGCGGCTGCCAGCAATCCGGCAATCAACTCCTCTTCTGTACGGTCAATAACTTCCTGACTTGGAAGTCCTGTAGGTTTCTTTTCATTGTTTTCTGCGGTCATGATAATTTCCTCCTATAAAATTTATTTGATTATGATAAAGCTGCCTGCTTCAATCTTGTAGGCACTACACCCATACGGAATCCGAGGGAACGTTTGATAACGTCTCCCGGTGTAAGGTTCTGGATATCCCATGTGCCATCAGGAACACACTCTTTGTAAGTGATATCTTCCTGCTTTGCGTCATACTGACGATCAAGCACACCACGGAACTGATAGAAAATCTTCTTTCCTGCTGCGATTGCGTCAAGTACAGGTCCGAGTGTGAACTCGTCTGACACTACCGCTTCCGTGATTGTCAAGTTACCGGAAACATTACCCTGGATAGGATATGTCCATCTGTCTCCAATCGGGTTAAAATCAATGTTCGAGAAACTTAACTGCGCCTGAAATGTATCTACATTTGCCATGAATATAGAAGCACCGTCAACAACAACATACAATCTGCCGTCATGTCCGGTCATTACTTTCCGTGGATCTAATGTTGCATCTGCCATAGCTTATTTCACTCCTTTCTTATTCTGCGGAAAATCTAAACTGATAGGTCAGATAGATTTTCTCAAGGCTGTCAAGGTCATCCGCTGTGATAACAAAGTATGCAAAGTCAGGACCTCTCTGTTTTGTTTCGTCTTCTGAAAATGCTGCACCTTCCTGCAATTTGCCTTCGGCTACCATCGCATCAAGTACGGCTTGTGCGGCATTTACGCAATCACCAATACCGAGGTTGTCGCAATTTACCTTTCCGATCAATGGTGCAAGAGCACGGTCGATACGGTCGAACATCTCAAACCGTGTGGATGTTCTGCGGATTTTCTTCCAGCCTTCGTCCTGATCGTCTCCAGGAGTAACAAGGGTATTGATAGCGGCATCAAACCACACCTGACCTTCATCGTTCGTGGAAAGAAGAAGCATACCGTTTTTGATTGCATCCTCATACTGGGAGTTTTTCAATACCTCAAGGGTGTTTACCGCTCCCGGAATGACGGTATGTGTTACGGATGTATTGCTTTCGGTAGAACCGATGATACCAGCCTGTGTAGCAACGGAAAGGTAACCGTCAACCTTATTGCCGTCTCCGTCTTCATAACCACTTCCGAGATAGATGATCTTCTCATCATTGAAAGCGGCAGCGTGTGCTTTTCTTGTGTCAAATGCAACGGTTGTTGGCTCGCCGAATGCACATACACCCAATGCTCCCTCTTTGAAGATACGGTTAATGTAAGCCTTAACGAGTGCGTGTACCGTTGTCTCAACCGTATCAAGCACCATCATGTTCCACTTGAACGGCTCAAGTGCCGTAAATGCTGCAGAATAAGATTCTGTATCTACGGTAGGAGCGGTTCCGCTTGTAAGACTTTCATTTGCTACATCGTCCAACTCACCATCTGCCACTTTGGCAGCATCAAGGTAAGCGGAACTTTCTTTTACAACGTTGACAAGATTTGTGCTTTCTGTGCTTCCGGATGCAAACTCCAGAGTTTCCAATAACTCTGTACCGCTGTATACAAGCAACTGTTTTGTATCGGTACTTCCGAGTTTAGCCTTTACGGTTACGGCAAAATCTTTGTCCGTTTCTGTCTTCGTTGTGAGAGTAACAAGGTTTGTACTCTCTCCACCTTTTAACGTTACCGTTGCTTTCGCTCCGCCTGTTCCAAGACGATATACAAATACTTTTGTTGCACCGCCGTCAAACAGTTTCAAAACTGCGTCAGCGGTTCCACCTGTTCCGTATGTCTTTTTGAACTCGTCAATATCATCTCTTCCGTAAGTAGATACGGTTGCAAGAGGTCCGATGTCTGAATGAATAGCCATCGCAAACACTCCGTAAATCGCACTAGGAGTAGATGATTCTCCGACGTTCTCATACCGTCTGTATACACCAGGACGGATTTTCTTTTCACCTACGTTATAAAACGATCCCATGCTACTTTACCTCCTTCTTTTTGAACTTCTCAATAATCTCTTTTGCTTCGCTTACGGTAAACGATTCTTTACCGCTTACTGTCAATGCGGCTGTAACGATATCAGGGTTTTCCGTTCCAACCGAGGTAGGAGCGGAAGCAAACTCTCCGATTGTGTAAGTCGGTTCGTTCTTTGCCACTTTAGGTTCAATCTTCTGCTTTTGAGGGGCAGAAACATTTGCCTTATTGACCGTGGCATTGTTGTTGTTTGCCATGATTAAACCTCACTTTCTGCGTCCATACCGTGTATGTATGTTCGCCTTAACCTTATTTTCGATTCCGTAGTCAGCACCCCATAGGTTGTGTTGACTATTACCTGTCCCGTTCTCAACGGATCAGCCGCCATATTGGCGGTTAGTTTATCAATCAGCATCGGAGAACCATCACCGAGGATGATTCTTGTTGCATGACTTAACAATTGAATGATTTGTTTGGATATCGTGGATCTTACGCTTTCGCTTGGTGCCATGATGTTTATGTGGAGTTCAGCACCTATCCAGTCAACACCGGATGTACTTTTCATCCTTGAACTTTCACCAAGTCTGAAAAGGCTGCAATAGATAGCAGGTGCTTCATCTGTGGGTTTCCATGTTTGGGGAAGGGTATCTCGCCCTATGACATATGCATCCTGATACATAGTTTTAAGCCATAGGTTTGTTGCGGCTACCGGGTCGGGGGATTCTGTTACTTGTGACGGATAAGCCATCACGTCAAATACAACGGTTGTTCCTATCACATCGTCATCGTTCTGTTCGAATGGGTTCGAACTTCCCCATTGAGCCGATATCGTGAGATCAGGTGTAGAGAAAAAGCATCCATCGACATAATCCTTTACGGACTTTTCTATTTCCTCAACGGAAATGGAATCTGCCTTATCCTCACACATGACATCAACCATCAGCTGGCCGGATATCTTGCGTTCTGGATCTGCCTGCATATTCAGGTCAAAGACGATTCTTGGAAACTGTGTTTCTTCGTTCCAATTTTCGTCCATGTCATCCGGTGCTTTGGTATTGAATACCGCCGGAACGTCCGCATATTTAGTTAGACTTTCTATGTTGTCGCATAGATAGTTATAAATAATTGATTCCATGACATTTCCTTTCTGCTCTACATATAAGGCTCTTTGTAAATCTTAACGATTTTCGGTTTTGCCTTTTCCTGTATCTTTTCCTTGTAAGGTCTCGGTGCCATTCTTCCGCTTCCCTTTTCAAGGATTGAACCGAGGTTATATTTGCCGTTATCCGTTCTCTGTCTGCTCTCTATGTAGGATCTAACAGAGACTTGGTTGTTCGTGCCTACATTTACCTCTTGTTTTGGCTGCCAACTTGCACGGAATACTCCGGTTCTTACTGCTGGCGGTTCTCCGGGAGCGGATGCCGTGTAATGTCTACGTGTTCCTGGTACACGATATCTCCTACCGCTCCTTTGTCCCCTTAGGACAAGCTGTGAAGCGTTTCGGAGTTCGTTTGCTGCACGATAACCCCTTGACCTCATGCCTATCGAGATTTTGGTGGAAATCTCTTTGCAAACATTCTCGATCTTTGCTGATACATCATCCATTTTTCAAATCATTCCTTTCCTCAACGAAATACCGCATCATATGGTGTAGCTCTCCGGGGTCTCCGGTTCCCTGCACATAGAAATAACGGTCTTTCTTGCCTGTTTCAGAAAGTACAAGGTAATTTGTGGCCGTTGCAAAGTCTGCAATACCAACTTGAACAACCTTGTGAGTGATCGGATGTCCTTTTTGCTTCCACAACTCCATTTCTTTCTGCGTTGCGGATGCAAGGATTCCGATAATATTTCCTGCCGATTCGTAACCGGCTTTCTGCACTCTTCCGTTCGTATTTACCGCTTTACCGAGTTTTTTTACCGTAAAGGTCTTGAACCCTTGCCCCGGTCTGTAAAAAGGCATATGCACACCCCCTATCGTTTTCTGATATTGGTGTGAAGGTCAGTGTGGAAATACGGTGGCTCTCCCGGTGGTCCTTGTAATGAGAGAGGGTCAGCGGTCGGAACTGCTGCCATATCCTTTTTCTTTTCTTCCTCATACATAGCCTTCCACCGTTCGTACCGATCAGATAATGAATAGGACAAACCATCTGTGCTTGTAGTGACTTCATAAGCCATCTTTGTGACGATTGCTTTCAGGCATTTAACCTTTGCCTTTCGCCACGTCTTTTCATGCTCAATGATAGCCGTATACTCTTCATCACCAAGGGCGCAAGTTATACCCTCGCCCTCAATGATGTTGTCCTGCAATTCAAACCGCATTTGATTCAATCCATTATCATATATCTGCGTTGGATCATAAGTGTATGCTGCCACTACTCATCACCGCCCTGCTCATCGTCAGGTGTTCCCTCCGGTTCTTTTTCGTCAGCATCATCAACATTAGGCTCCGGTGTTCCCGAATCCTCTTTGTCAGGTGTAATTGCATCCGCTCTCTTCTCCGATTCCTCTTTGACGAACTTACGTCCATCCAATGCATCAAGCATGATGAGAAGATCGAGAGATTCAATAGACTGAATCAAAACAGAAACTTTCTGCTTATCTTCTGTCTTTGATACAGGAATTTGAAGTACATCGAAAAATACATTCAATTCTTCCTGTGTTACTTCGATGGTAAGGTCTCCCTTTTCAGAGTGGATAACAACCGGGATTTTCATTTCGGAAACATTGGCTGTTACCTTAGCCATCGGAATACTCTCGCCGTCCTGTGAGATAGCAATCACACCTCGCTTTTTCTGCTCATTTGGGTTCTGAACAAGTTCTTCCGGGATTTCATCCCCGATAAGAAACTTATTCCCCCCAAAGTTGCAAGGCTTTAATGCGATTATCTTCATAAGCGATCACCTTTCCTTATACTGCACTCTTGAAGAACATAGCCAAGTCATCAGCCGTTTTCTTCATGTCGCAAGCCATAAGTCCCTCAACATATTCGGAGTGTGTTCCAGGCTCTCCATCATAGTTCAAGATTGGCAACGTCTGACCGTTTCCAAGCATATCCCATGTGAAGATGTAACCAGCGGATGGCTCGTCAACTGCCGGAGCATTTGTAGCGTATGCCAAAAGGAAAGCATCAGGATCACCGATGAATCCCATGTTTCCTGCTTCTCCGTAAGCGGCTTTGTTCTGAATGGATTTGAGAACAACTAACTTCTCAACACCGAACAATTCAGCAAGAACCTTTTCTGTTACGGATGCAGGGTTCGCTGTAGAACCGCCATATTTAACACGCTCCAAGATTGCCGGATGCTCTTTCAACGCATTGAATACATTGGCACCAAGGGCAAGTCTGTTTGGAGTACGTCCGGTGGATTCCTGCATATCTGTCTTTCTTTCATCAACGAATTTGATAGGTTCAGAGTTGTCATCAGAGAATTTGATGAACTGCTTTCCGGTTGCAGAACTTGCAACACCTTCCCATTCATCATTCCATACACCTGCTTTGAAGAATCCGTTTGCGAACATTACATCCTGATGGATGTTTGCTTTCTCCGCAATAGATTTTGTTCTCTGCTGTCTTGGATTTCTGATAGATGGTCCCTGTCTGCGCTGAAGGTCTGTCTGACGGATCTGGTCGATACCCATAATCATCTGATCTACCTTACAATTGTAGGTATCTGTGCTTTCGGACAGTACCGCTGGCTGAACCTTACCGTAAGCCGGTTTTCTCTGCCAATCATCACGAAGCAGATCTTCTTTGCTGAATTTGTAGTAGTTGTCCGAGGACAAATCTACCGGGCAAATTGGGAAGATTGCTTTCGCAAAGTAATTTGACGCATTCTGATAGTAAGCCAATGCCATATTGGACAAGGCTGTATGTGGTCTAAATGCACCCTTAGCGATTTCTGCCTGGATGCCTGATGCTGTATTTCTCATCTTTTATTACCTCCTAATTTTTTAAGTGTTACTAACTGTTGGTGCTTTCTGATATTTTGCAATCTGAACCTTGCACATACCGTTTGCGGATGCACTGTTCAATGCGAATCCAAGAACATAATTTCCGGCAGCGGCTGGTGCTGCTTTTCCGCCTGTTCCTGCCGTTACTTCCTGTCCTTTTGTGATGGCTGCTCCTGCAACAACATAACCGATATCTTTGATCTGGATATCTACATCGTCACCGCTTGCGACTTTTCCGGATTCTGCTCCGGTAATGTCGTTATAGCCGGCTTCGACAAGTGCGATACCAACCGGGATGTCAGTACCAGCGGTTGCCAATACGACATTTCCGCTCGTGTCATACTTCAAGATTTTGTTACGTACATCATCAATAGCCGCTCCTGCTTTCTCTACGATTGTAGGAGTCTGGTTAATCTGTACACCGTTTACATTTGCCATGACTTATGTCTCCTTTCTCTTATCCTCTAAATTCATTCTCATAGGCTACCATAAGGTCAGGATTGTTTTCCCAAGCCTTAGCAACTGCACTTGTGTAGTCCATGTTAGGGTCCTGATCCATGTAGCCTTTTGCGATTGCTTCAATCTTTGATTCCGGCTCACTCTTCGCCAAAGACGAATAACCGCCTGTGAACGATTTGCCGATTTCAGAGAACATACCGCTTTTTTCAACGATATCAAGCTGTGCGTCAAGAGAATCAACGTATGATTTGTACACGCTCTCTCCTGCGGATTTCATGGTATACAATGTGTCTACCAGTTCATTTTCCTTTTTGCCGAGAGGGGTATACTTCTTAGCAACTTTGGAGAGTTCCTGCATCTCCATGTTTTTCCTGAGGTTTGCGGTTTCCTCTTTCAGAGCCGCAAATGCTTTTTTGACCTCTGGTGGCATATTTTCCATTTCCTCTTCCTGATTTGCTGCCGGGTTTACTTTCCCAGCCTTTGGATCTTCCTTTTCGATCTCCGGTTCTGTAACCGGATCATCTGCTTTTTTTGTCTTACAAGCCTTTGCAATCAAAGCGTCAAACTGTGCCGCTTCATCAGGAGTTAAAAGGCTTTTATCGACATTTTCCATTGTGATTTCCATTTCTGCATCTCCTTTACTGTTTGATTTGTTTACGGTTTCCTGCGGATCATAGTGTTGGGTATCACTACCCGATTTCTCCAATATACTAAAAGATGAGATATACCCACCTAAAGTATCGTTGAACTCTGAAAGGCTTTTCTGAATCATCCCTACTCTTTCGGAATCATCCAGAGTATCGTCTTTCATGATGCTTGAGAACGATTCTCCGAGTACGTCCGTGAACGTTGTAAGGTCATTCTCTGCCTTTGCTACGTCAATCGGTTCGGGATCTTCTCTGAATGCCTTTTTCAAGACGTTCGTAATGCCATCTGATATTGATTTAAAGAAAGAATTTCTTTCATCGTCATCATCATCAGGCACATAGTCAGCACTCTTGTAGAGTTCAATGTCTGCTGCCTGATTGGCTCCATTGCGGACAAAATCCACGCTGTTCAGTTTCATTTTTCTTAACTTTGTTGGTCTTTTCATGACTATCTCCTTTCTTTCAAAAAGTCATTAAATGATTTTGCCGTTGTTTCTTCCGTGTCCTCTGTATCATCCATCTGCTGGAATGCTTCATCAGGTGTGGACATTCGGATTGTATCTCCTTTTACAAGGATAAGAAGCGGCGGTCCTACTGCGGTTTCTTTCTTTGAATCCATAATCGGCTCATAGCATTCATATCCATTCCAGTTGTTCAGCTTTTCGGCTGTTTCGTAACCGTTTTTCTTTGCAAATGCAATCACGTTTTTCAGATCCATGCTTTACTCACCGCCTTTCACAAGTATCTTGTCTACATAGTCAGTATTGAACTGCTTATCGTCTACCCTCAATATCCGGAATCCAAGATTGAATTTTATGCCATAAGAGGAAGCCTTGTATTTGATTCTGCTTAAATAAGAATCAACCTCTGAACCGGTCATCTTCTTTCCTGATTGCGGATCGTACAAGGTTACATTTCCATCGGCATCCTTAAATGTTGTGATGATATGACCTGAACGACTTCTTCCCCTCCATGAATGACCGAGAAAATATCTTTCTCCGGTTTTCAGATTATCATCAAGGTATTTCTTGGCTTGTTTTGCCGTTCCTACCTCTTGACAACCTGACATATAATCAGGGTTTTTTCCTGTCTTTGGATCAATCCATGCTTTTCTTTGGTCGTGTGCTATCTCATTTGCCTGTTTGGTGTCTTTCGGTCTTGCCGTTACATCGTAACCCCTGCGCCTTGCTTCATTGGCTATGACGCAAGTTTGACAATTCACATAGTAGCCGCCGCCTTTTGAATAATTAGGGTTTGTGCTGCCATGATCTGCCTTGTCAAAGTCCATAGGCTCTCCCGGTTCGACACCGGCGAGTTTTTTCGGTCTCATTGGATCATCCGGCTTTTCCGGTTCTTTAGCCTTCGGCTGTTTTGTCTGCTTCGGTTTATCCTGTTTCGGTGGTACCTTTGTATTCCCACCGTATGCCTGTCCAATGATAGGATGCGCTTTATTTCCGCTTGATGCTCTAGCAATAGCCATCGCACCGGCTCTTGTGTCCGGGTTTGCGGAGAATGTTACGGCTCTTTTATTTGGATCTCCTATATATCCGCTACTCATGAAGCCGCCACCGGTAGTGAATCTACCTAATCGGTCATGATAGGGATTGAATTTACTTAAATCCTCATAATTGCTTTTCAAAATCTCCGAAAATGACTTTGCTATTGATTGTGAACCATAAAGTAATAATCTTTCATCGTTCTCCATATCAATGTCCTTTCCATCCGCTTCGTGGTGCTCTGTATGTGTTTGATCTATCCTTTGCACTCATAGCGTTAAGTTCCTTGTCAGTCTGCTTTCTTTCTGCTTTCCTATTGCTGTCATGCTGTCCTAACTGCTTATCGTCAAAGGTTTCAACCTTGTAACCCATCTGCTTTGCTCTATCATGTATCTGCTTGATAGAGAGGTTATTTGTACTCTTAGGTGAAACTCCATCTAAATCCGTGATATGTCCACTTCCTCTGTCACGGTATGTTAATACAGTTCCATCTGGAGTTGTTACCTTGATAGCCTTTACTTCTCCACCACCGGAAGAAGTATTTTGAATAGGTTTTCCGGTTCTCCAGTCAATACCTCTTTTTTCTGCTACTCTTCTTGCAGCCTGCGTAGATGGATTGTCAGGATGTCCGTTTGCCCTGTCAACAAGTCTTTCAACATTTGTCTTGTCTCTTAATTCGCCGTTCTTTACCTTTTCACGGTATTCCTGTCGTGCCTGTTCTCTTTTTTTCTGATACTCATCTGCTGCTTTTTGACCTTCTGCAATTCTTTTTTTCTTCTGTTTTTCAGTTTCTCCGTGTGGGATTCTAACTTTGTCAAGGTTGTAATCACTAACCGGACTACCCAATCCTTTTGAGTTTAAATATTCATCCTCTGTCATAGGTTTTGGAGCACCACCACCAGCGGTTGCCTTTTCTTTTGCTCTGGCAATAGCCTTATCAGCCATGTGTTGCTTCTTAGGATCTCTTGTCATCGTCCTAGCCTATCGTGGTAAGGGTTAAATTTCTCAATGATCTCTGAAAAGGATTTTGCAATTTTCCCGGTTGGATGCGGTTGGGAATCCTCAATAGGCTCCCTAACCGCCTTTCCCTCAATTGAAAACATTTTGTACTTTCCGGACTTGATCCGCTCCCATGTCGTATCATCGTCAACATAAAAGCCAATCCACCAGCCTACCGGGATTGTTCCCTCTGGTATTCCGATGGCTTTCATCTTCTCCGGAGTAAATACGCACGATTCAACCATTCGTGCTTTCTTTCGGAGCGTTCCGATATGTTCCTCTCCGGCATCCCGGAAGTTCAAAACATACTCATATGCTCCATCTTCCAAATCGTCAGGCTCTACCATATCACCTTGGCGGTCAATGAGTTTGTTTCCGTCCTTATCGGCAGACACCAAGGCCCATCCAAAGACGAGCCTTTTATCTTCGTCTGCCTTTGTGATATTAAATGGAGGACTACAAAGTTCCGTATCTGCATTATTCAATTCTTTCACCTCCGATTCGGAAAAGGACTTTGCTGTACTGCTAGTGGTTGGTTCCCATTTGCTCTCCCAGCGGTTATATTCATAATCTGTTCCTTTGTGCGTGATGATGCCTTTCTCACTCATGTTGTGGAAGCTGGACATAACCTTTTCGCCGTTGATTTCTGCAACGGTAGGTTTGTGAACAAAATCTTCCCACTTTGCCTTGCCATACTTTTTCCCGGTATGCTCTATTTCAAGTGGTCTGCTTCCGGATGTGACACCTTTCAAGGACCAATCACAACTAGCAACTCCTTCTCCCCAATGATCGCTACCCCTAACCACTCCATCTTCTGTGTACCAATATTCGCTTGATACTTTTCCGTTTCTATCACGGCTCACATAATCAGGCTGTCTGCGAGGTCTGCTTTTCATCGGGTCAAATTCTGCCATGGTATCAAAGTAATAGTTGTCTTTGCTGGCTGTTCCCTTTTGATATTTACTATAAAAATCCTTGTAGGCTTGGAAATGCTGTTCCGCACCTTTTTTATTTTCTGAAAATTCGCTTGTTGCGCTCCATGTTTCCTTTTTGTCTTTTTGAAATTCATCAACGTTACCATAGGAACCAGACGAGGTTTCACTTGCAACCGCCGCTCCAGTACTGCTGCCGGAAGAGAATCGTCCGAGATGGTCGTGGTTATCGTTGAACTTCAATATATCCGAGAAAGATTTTGCTGTACTGGTAACTTCGTCGAGATAGACATAGTAAACATTTCCCTTTTTCGATACTTTTTTGGAAACATACTTTGTATCTTTTGATACAAGCACCTCTTTTTCGGATGGGTTATCGGACAGATGCGTTACGGAAGTTGCCTTGCTTACTTTGTCGCATTGGAACACAACCTTTGTTCCGCTTCCAAATGTGAAGTTATCAGCAACCCCTTTATCACTGCTCCATGAGGAAGTTCCTCGCATATCCAATTCTGTTCCAGATTTGAAAACAGTATTCGCATCTCCATTTTCTAAATTGATACCTCTGTAAAGTGTTCCACCGTTCCATTTCGGTGCTTTTTCTATGTAATCCTCAGCATTTTTTGCGTCACGGCTGAATTTTTTCGTATAATCATTTTTCACACCGTTCTGATATGCCCGGATGGCTTCGTAGTTCTCCGAGGTAAATGAGTATATGCTTTTTGCGTACTTCTTTGCCTGCTTATCATCGCAACCTAATTCCCGCTTTACAATGTCGAGCCGTTCCTTGTGGCTCTTTGGTGTAACATGACCTCTTCCATCTGTCTGTTTACTTTCAGATCCACCACCAGATGAAGCATTGCGCTCCTTTTCTCGTGCGATAGCATTATCATGAGCGGTACTTGCCCCAGGTTTCCAAGTGAATGATGCCGCACCGCCACCGGTAGCAAATCTGCCTAAGCTATCATGGTAGGGGTTAAATTTGTCAAGATCCTCTACTTCGTTCAAAACCTTAAATGAGTTCGGGTCTTTCTGCCATCTTTCAACAAGACTTACTTGTTTACTTGATTTCAAAATTTCCGAAAATGACTTATGTATTATCTTAGTCTGTTTGCTATCAACAACCGCAAACTCTGTCTTTCCGTTATCTGTGTTCGCAATGATGCCGTCATAACCAAGTCGGCTCAACGTTTCAGGTCGTAGATCAAGACCGGCTTTCAATGATCCGTGATTCTTCATTCCGGCCATCATCTTGATATCCTTGTCGGTAAGAATCCCATCCGCATCAAGTTCTTTTATTGCCTTGATATCGTCATCTGATAAATTCCTAAAGTCGAGCGGCTTTTTCATCCTCACCTTTGTTCGGTAAACCTCTCCCTTTTTTCCTCTGACGTTCATAAACTTTGTAGAACCGGGCAACCGCTCATAGGAAAAATCATCTGCCATCTGCTTATCGTTCGTGAAGAATAACAGTTTTTCTCCAGAGCCTGTATTGGATCCGGCTCTATTGATGTCAAACTCTTTGATGCCTTTGTTTGGACTACCATGCAGCAACGTACCAGAAAAGGATGCACCGCCACCGCTGGTAGTAAATCTGCCAAGGCTGTCGTGATACGGATTGAACTTGTCTATATCCGCACCAGATTTATTCAGTTTTACTATTTCGGAAAATGATTTTGCTTTCAATGCGGCACCTCCTGGTGAGGTATATGCGAGGGTTTATTGTTACGAGGGTTGTTATTTATTATTCTAACATAATATCAGTTTACACAAAATATTCTGTTTTTTCAATATGTTTTTTAACATTTTTTACATTTTCTTTCAAACGGAAAGTGCCTGTGTCTTTTCGGTGCTGATTCTGTTTACAAATTGTTTACAATTTTACTATTGTAAACCACGGCATAACGTGGTATTATAATTATAGAAACACAGAAACAACACAGAAAAGAAAGATATGAGGTAAGAGTTATGAAAGCATTAAACGTAAGTATTTATGAGAACAAGAAAATCGGTAACTGCAGCAATCACGGAATTTCAGAAAGATACAATGAGATTCTTCTGATCTGTGAGGATGGAAACGTAGAGATTGATGAGGATAACATCCCTGAAAACCTCTGTAAGATTGTAACATCATTTTGGGGCAGTAAAGAACATAAACACATTGAGCCGGTAGCAAAGCCGGACGGTGTAGGCTGGATGAGCGGCGGTTGCATCTGCTACACATCCGATTCAAGATTTGATTCTGATTATCCTCTGTCACTTCATGACAGAACAGAATCACAAAAACAGTACGATATGCTTAGTCACTAACAATAGCAACCCACCCCGGAGGTTACGAGGGTAGAAAGTGAGGACGTTATGACAGTACAAGAATTGAGAGAAGCACTTGAAGACATGGACGGAAACATGGAAGTAAAACTTTGCTACCAACCACGATATCCGATGCAGACGGATTTAGACCATACCTGCTTTAGCGAAAAGGAAAACTCATTGTACCTTTGTGAAAGCGGTTTTGGTGGAAATGAATATTCAAAGAGTGCGGTGTTTGAAGCCTATGAGGGAGATAACATTGACGATTTAGCAGATGATTAGAAAGGATGTGGACATCATGAGAGATTCAGAATATATTGCATGGAAATCAGAAACTAGGATGCAGATTGAAAAGGAGCATCCGGACTGGACAAAGGAACAGGTTCAAGAGTTTCTTGACAAAGTGGAATCCAGTTTGAGAAAAAGAGGATTCTTTGACATTGTAGAAGAAAGGAATGTACAAAACATGAGTGAAAGAAAGTATTTTGAAATCAATGAAACTGCAGCAAAGACAGCAAATGATATGATGTCATTTAGGGATTATGTTCCGGGAACAAAAACGGCCAACTATCGTGCAATGGTAGATGAATGCTACGGTATTGCCGATATGGTAGCGGAGCGTAGACCGGATAGTGCTGACAGAGCCTACAGGCTTGCTGAACGGTACGCAAAGAAAATGGCCGACAATATGAACGATGAAATCAGAATTGGATGTATGTGTCCATCTGTGATGATTTCCGGAGCAGGTAACTTCCCGGTAAGAAAGAAAGAAAAGCAGAATGCGGCATGGGAACGCAACATGGAAGAGTACAAGCATATCCAGGAAATCAAAACAAAGATTGAAAACATCCTCTATGGCCGTGAGCAGATCAAGTCCGGTGATGCGGACGCTATAGAAAAGCTGGAAAGCAAATTGAAAAAGCTGAAAGATAATCAGGAAGAAATGAAAGCCGCAAATAGAGCGGTCCGGTTGAAAGACACAGAAAAAGGCAATGCAAAGTTGAGAGATATGGGTTATTCAGACACCCAAATAAAACAGCTTCGTGAGCCTGACTTCTGCGGAAGGGTTGGTTATCCGGACTATGCGCTCCGGAACAACAACGCAAATATCCGTAGAGTTGAATCAAGGCTTAAAAGCCTAAAGGCGGCAAAAGAAAACGGCACGTCAGAACTGGAAACAGATGTTTGCAAGGTGGTAGAGAATACAGAACAGATGCGGCTACAACTTATCTTTGACGGAAAGCCGGATCCTGAAGTAAGGGATATTTTGAAAAAGAACGGTTTCCGCTGGTCCCCAAAGAATACGGCTTGGCAAAGACAGCTGACAAATAATGCGAGGTATTCTGCAAAGAGAGTTATTGAGGAAATCAAAGAAGTAATCGCATAACAAAATCGGACAAGGCAATAATAAAAAGGAGCGGATAACCGCTCCTTTTCTATTTATCCATTTTTCTTTTTAGTTCTAAAAGCATTCTTGAGTGCAATGCTCCCATCTCAATACCTAGGTTGTCACAGTGCATACTCATGTACATATCTTCTGGAAGATATTTTGTTTCCCCATCTTCTGGCTTATGGTACAAGCTGATAATTTCCTGGTGTTCACTGTTCACCACCGCATAATCTCCGATGTCGTTAATCTCTACTTCTGCCAACCAGATACCGCCGCCGGTGTTGAATACTTCCAACATGATATCATCACTCCCTATCTCTATCTTTAGTATACACCTTTTCACAGAAAATATACAGAAATATGATGTTCTTATTATGTTTTATTGCTTTATGATTTCAGGAATCTCCACCGCTTGGATCGGTGGCTCAACCTCATCAAAGATAACCGTGCAGCGACAATGAGGATGCGCAGGAGGTACTCTCTTGATACCAGGCTCAATGAGTTTTGTTTTAAAATCAAAATCATCATCCATGGCAATCCTCTTCCCTTCCAATGCTCCGCATATCTCACAAGTGCGCTCATCCTCTGCCGTACACCATACCTTTTCCACTCTTCCGAGAAGTCCTTGCTCCTGTGCTTGCTTGGTTCCGTAGTATGATCCTTGATTGTATGCAAATACGAGTTCCGTTCTTGCAATCCGGTATGCACGATGTCTGTTCTGCCTTGCGGAATACTTGATACTCTTCTCCAGAGCGGTATTCGGCTTTACACCGTTCTCGATCATTTTCGTGTAATAGTTCATGTTTGCAATGCTCTGTCTGTAGTCAAGTCCAACCATCGGACGGATTGCCCTTGAAAGTTCGTCCACGTTCATATCGTTCAGCTGGGATGCTCTTTTGACAACCTCACGGATTCCGGCAACCTGTTCTTTCGTTACGTTGGTAACAAACATGGCCGCCCTCGTATTGGTCCAGTCAACAACTTCCTGCTGCATCGGATCAAAATAGAACTTCGGATTCTTGTACAGTTCGGAGTTTGCTTCTTTCATGGCATCCGCCCACATCGGAGCAACCTTATCCACTACAAACTTTGTATAGTCCTGATACCACTCTTCAAGCAACTTCTCCGAGAGATATCCGTCAATGATTGCTTCTCTCAATTCCTTGTATGTAATTGCCTTGCCCTGGTTATTCCAAAGGTTATGCAGAAAGAAAACAAGTTCCGGCTCCTTTGCATCCAGATATTTTTTGATTTTTTTCGTGGCTATCAATGCGGTTATTGGGATGATCTTCCCTACTTTCTCGATGTCCACCTGCTTATATGTTTTTATCATGGCCTACCTCTCCCCTCTCAAAAGTTTCTTTTCCAAATCGTCCATTTCGGTTTTCTTTACTTCCCTTTGATGAAAGTTATTGAACTGATTCTTATGTTTTGGTTTACGCTCTTGTGGTTGATAGTTCGCATCCAGATAATCCACATATCCGGAATTAAAGAATGTGCTTCCGTTCTGTGGCTTTCTCCAATCTGAATCCTTCTCCAGTTCTGCCTTGTATCGTTCTATTGCTCTGCATAACTCATCATAGCCAACGGAATATAGCTTTGCTTTCTTTGCATCCGATACCTGACCTTTCCCCTTTTTGACAGGGTACAGTTTCCAAACAGATTCAAAGAATGCATTGATTTGTGTTTTTGTTGGCTTGTTATTTGTGCAATGTGCATTGTCAAATGCACAATTATTATTATATATATCTTTATCTATATCTATATCTTCTTCTAGGGGAGCGACGTCAGACGACGTGTCAGACGATGTGTCAGACGACGTGTCAGACGATGTGTCAGACGATTCGCCAACAAGTGCTCTTTGTTTCGCTCTTCTATCCGCTTGATAGTTCCTGTCTCTTTTCTTTTTCCGCTCGTATGCGTCAAGGCTTTGGTGCTTGTCCCAGTTCGGTATCGTTATCACACCATTGACAATTTCAATCATTCCGAATTTTTCAAATGTGCTTAGTGCTAGTTTTACTGTGGCTTCTTTTTTCCGGAAGATAGTAGCAAGCATCTGATCTGTGTATGCAATTCGGTTATTCATCACAAACACACCGCTGTTATTCATCTTCCCTGCAAGACATAGCAATTTGAACCATATGACGATAATAGCATCCGATTCCGGAAGGCTCTCAATCAATAATATCTTTTCATCGTCAAATATATCCGTTGTTATCTTTATCCATTTTACATCTGCCATTCTTATACCTCATTTTCTTTCTACACAAAAAGCGCATCAGTAAAGGTGTTAGCGGCACCGATACCAATACGCATTTGTATGATAGCAAGTATTCAGTTGCTGGATGGCAAGCACCGCTAATACTCGCTATCACATGGAATATTATAACATTATTTCAAAATAATTTCAATAGTGGAATAACAAAAAGGGACGTGGCAAGAACCACGTCCCTTAGAGGAGTTATGAAAAAGTCTCTTTCCAGCAAAACAATTGTCCAAAAACATTATATTACATTTTTTGGTATTTTGCAATACTGATTTTTGTTGATAGTGTTGATAAGCCGGTGGATAAGTTTTGCGTGGCTCATATTTGCCCTATTTTAGACTTTTACTTTCTAGGTAGGTATTTCTTCAAGTAAACATTTAAAATGGCAAATAGGCACACTCTACGCTCTCACAGTAGCATTTCTATCGAACGACAACCCAATCATCGGCAAGCATATCCGTCTGAGATGCTAACCACCCGATCACAATAGAACCGTCAGCGGCTTTCATGTCGATATGAGGGCAGATAGTGACCGCTCCGCTATCATTCGTGCAATTCGAATCAATAAGTTTCCGCTGCACATCCTCTTTCAGCTGGTGGAAGTACGGATAGGATCCGTCCTGCAAATAGATAAACATTCCCTTGCCGTTCCAGCCTTTTCTTGCAACCTTGAATCCCATCTTTAACAGTTCAATAGCACCGCCAAAGGTCATGCCACCATCACAGGAGCGGTATGCACGGTCAAAGACATCTTTCGGTGACCAGGAAACATAATCGTCTGAATCTACATAGACAATCAGATAACCATCATCGTCCGGGTTCTCATTCTTTGGTAAAGTCCAGCCACGATATGCGTTGTATTCTCCCCTTGTCATTGGCTTTGCCTTAATCAGTTTCGTTCCTATGTATTTAGCAAATTCTAATTCCATTCTCTTAACCTCACTTTCTGCCTAAACTCTTCTTTGCTTCTTCGGCTTCCTTTTCGTCTGCCAGATCATCCGGTGTTTTCTCCTGCTGCTTTTCCTTGTACTGCTCCCGGTTATGCTCCGCTGACGGATTTACTTTCGGGTTTCCCTCGGAATCCTTGCCATCAGGTGGATTGTTTCCACCGCTGCCGTCACCTTTCCGCTCTTCCATCGGAACGCTGGTCTTTCTCTCCGGAAGGTTGCTGATCTGACGAATGTAATCTTCCAGATCATCGTCAGGAGTAAGCGCACCGCTTCCAATCATCTGATTGATGAATGCACCTATCTTCTCAAGGTTCGCATCCTCAATGTCTCCGTGCTTCATGTACGGATATTCTGTAATGCCTTTGAAGTGGTCTCCGTTCATGTCAATGAGCCGTGGGATTCCCTGATTGTTGAATACCTCACAAATGATATCAAGGTAGGTACCAACGGCAAGCGCAAACATCTTCGTCTTGTTGTCGGCCAACGCAAAAGAACCGACACTTTCATGTCCGAGAAGAACAAAGTCGGTCAGCACACTCGTAGCAATGGATTTGTTGTATCTTTCAATGATCTGGTTCGTGTCAAACTGTCTCCTGCTGCCGGTGGACAACAAAGCAAGTTCCCAACCATAAGGGAGTACCAATCCCTCACGGCTGTCTCTTCGGATGCTTGTTACAATACGCTGTGCATTTGCAAGAGCATTTACCATGTCAGGATCATCCTCATCCCACAAGTCCATCCCCTCTGGTGCTTTCAGCGTAGGGAATCCGGCAAGGTCACGTTCGATACCGATACCCTCGATCTCCTGAATACGTTTCTTGAAATACCAGTCACGGTAAGCGGTACGCAAGATACTTCTGCCCTCTGGGTTTGCTTTACGGCTTCGTGTGACAAAGTGTAGAGCCTTGTCAATCGGGATCACAACCTGTCCAAAGTCGCAATCGGTGATATACCATTGCTCCATGCCGATGAGGTCATCTGTTCCCTCTTTGTATTTCCATTCGAAAAGGGTTTCCTGCGCTCGGATTGGAATCTTCGCCCACCCGATCAAGCCATCGTCAAACTTGCTGCTTGATTGTGGGTTGCTGGTCTTTCCCATTCTGCGCTTATAGACAATCTCGTGATAACTCCAGCCGTAAGTGATGAATGAAAGAATCTCGCTGATCGTGTCCGTCCATGTCATAGACATATCATCCATGCACCCTTGCACGAACTCCGCCGCTTCTTTGTCCTTGGCTGAATTACCGCCCGGCTCAATTGTAAATTCACAGTTACGCATCAGGTTTTCAATCGCAAAGAGAATTGCCCCAACCGTGCTGTCATTGTCCGACATCTCGGTATAGACTTCCGCTCCCTTTGCACCTCTTAGTTCCGTCAAGAACTCTTCAAAGAACACACCGGAATATCTCCGTTGTCCTATTCTACCTATTTCTTTTGCCATTGGTTACCTCCTATCTGTTCCAATATGATTGTTTACTGTTACCTGTATCTTTAGGCGGTGCGGAACCACCTGACATACTTTCGAGTTCGAGGAATCCGGTGGAACTGGCATCGGCCATATCCTTGAACTTTCTATCCGGAAAGCCGTCCATCTGTGCAAGGTAGGATTGTGTCCACGGTGCATTCAGAACGTCCACATTGCCCATTTCAGAGCCTTTCAAGCCTATCCATTGTGATGATAGGGATTCGGCTCTTGTCTCTTTAGAACCGCTCTCACGTTCGATATTTACACTGAATCCGGACAGCAATTTGAGATACTGCGCCGCCTGGTCTTTCCCGGCTTGCCCTGGGTCTTGGTTCATTCGTATGCGTACACGCTTGTATGCTGCCTTGTCAGCCTTGGCGGTGTTCAAAACGGTGCTTCTTACGTCACTTGAATCAAGCCGCTGATTGATAACGTCAGCGATCACAATACGTCCGTTCTTCCGTTTGCCGATAAGCACACCGGCGGTATAAGCCGGACCATCTTCCGGATTATTGTTTTTCTTGTCCTCTGTTCCGGCAAGGTCCCAAGCACGAACCCACTTCTTAACATCGTTCGGGATCTCGTCAATGATATTGGCCTTTGCACGTGGGAAGTACATTCCGGCAGCAGGACGGATGTTCCAGTTGCCGCCAAGCAAACGCTCCTGCTCCACATATGGCAGAGATTGCAGATTGGCAAGGTATGACGGATCATTTCGCATCAGGATCTTGTTATCTTGCAACGTGGAGAGGATGAATGTCACGCTCTTTGGTGCCATCAATCGGTGGTATTCTTCGCCTGTCCATTGGAAGAACTCTTTCGTTCCTGTGACAACGTATAGAACGCCCTCTCTGCCCTCTTTGATAACCGTTTGTGCCTTGCTGTCGTTTTCGTCAAGGATGAACAGTTTATCCGTATCATCAATAGACTTGTCTACTTCTGTGATGTCTCCGTCAAACTGGTATTTGAGTAGTTCCATTCTGGAATCTCCCCAGACGCACTCCCCATTTATGCGGATAAACCAGCGGAGTTTACCGCTTCGCTCCGGGATAGCCAAGCCATCTTCCCCTATCCACCAGTCAATGAACGTCCGAACCCAACTATCAGGGTCGGGGTTCGTTGTGGCTCGTACATAGCCATCAATGCCGGAATCAGAACGAATACGAGAAAACATATACCAGAATACATCCTCATCAAAGTGCGTCAATTCATCGAACGCAACCATAACCAGCTGTGAACCCTGATAAGCAAGACAATCCTCGTACCGTTCCAGATGATCGAATACAACCTTTGCACCGCTCCGGAATGTGAACGTAGGCTTCGGGGTCTTTTTCGGCTCTGCTCCAATTTGAGGGAGTAATGCCATGGCAGAATCCCACAAACCGCCGTTCGTGAATATCTGCGTGTTATTCCTACGGAAAATAACGCTATTGAATTTCGGGTTTGGACTATTCCGGCACTCTTCCATCAGGAGAGAATAAGTTTTTCCCCCACCTGCAGCACCGCCATAAATAACGATGTCAGCCGGGGAACTTAGGAACTGCTCCTGTTTCGGCTGTGGTTTAATTACTACTGGCATGGCATCACCCCCTTTTCATCATGTTTTTATCATGGTCTAAACTTGGACTAAATTTGGACTAATCTTGGACTAAACTTCCAAATCGTCAAAGGAATCATCTTTCCGGCTTCGTCCATTGTCCGGAATGTAGATCTGCACCGGATCAACTGTCTGACCGCCATCCCTCTGCTCGACAACATCTCCGACATCTCCACGGCTGATACGCTCCAGTTTGGATGCTACATCAACAAGCCTTGCTACATCCTGCGGCTTGATGTCTTCCATGTGTTCCTGAATCTGTTTCAACCCCTTTACTGCGGTAGCAATCATGGCACTCGCTACGTCAGCATGACGTTTACGCATCTTCTTGATGTCTTTAAGCTGTTCCTGTCTTGCGATTCTGTCCTGTTCGTTGTCCCATTGAGCGCATCTTTCTTTCCAATTGTTCATGCTGCTCCATCTTCCAAGTAGTTGAACCGATTTTTTCAACATATCGGAAACTTTCTTCAAACTTCTTTCATCCCCCAAGTCACGGTATGTTCGGAACGCTTCAAACTGCTTAGGTGTCTCGCCCTCCTGCCGTTCCCACGGCATTATTTCCTTTTCTTTCGCCATGGCTATCACTCCTTTCGTTAAATCAGTTTCTTTCGCTTCAAGCCGACAATGCAGCCGTCTATGTTTCCACTAAATACTTGACCTCTGTATGTCCTGTATTGTTGCAAGGTTATTTTCTTTTCTGCTTTCAATCTTTTAAGTGTTTTCAGCGTTTGAACCATTGTTTTTCAATTTCCTTTGCTATGTATTCCATCATTCGTGGCGGTACACTCATACCGCACACATATTTGACCGGATTTCCGTTGAAATCATAATCCTGCGGAAATGTGGATGCGGATATGATATCTCTGTCCGGCACATAACACACATCTTCCCGGTATGCTTCTGCATTTGCCGTGATGGTAGGGCAGACTTTATCAAACCGGAATATGGGTGTATTGAAATTGGATGGTTTCCCTTTCAATCTCTTATTGATATCCCCTATATTCCTGTCATTCGGTGTTAAATGGTATTTCATGAGTTTATATCCATCGGTTTTAGGATTGATTGTTTTCGCCGAGGTAGCAATTTCCCTGTACATGATCGGCTTTTCATCCGGTTTGATGGTAAGTTTCGGAAATCCCATTCTGTTAGCAATAAAGAATATTCTCGTCCGGCTCTGTGGTACGTTCATGAACATGGAATTAAGCCGGAAAATCTGCACATTGTACCCAATCCGCTGAAATTCACGTATTACCATGGTGATGTAATACTTTGCTTTCCCTCGTGTCATTCCGTCTACATTCTCCGCAACAACAACCTTAGGTTTCAGTTTTTCCACCGTTTCAATGAATGCAAAAAACAGATCATCAAGAGTCTGCTTTTTCTGCCCCTCTCGGAAACGTTTTTCTTTCCCCCATGCTTCCTCTCTGATGCCAGCCATCGAGAATGTGCTGCAAGGTGGAGAGCCGTCCAGAATATCCAGTTCGAAGAGTTCTTTCGGGAGATTTTGGAGTTCGTTGAAATCCCTTATATCCATGTTGTAATTGAATCGTGGCTTGTGATTCTTCACATACATAGCATTTATTTTTTCGTCAATCTCGCAATTCCCAAGCAATTCATAGCCTGCCAGTTTGTAACCATAGGAAGAACCCCCTCCACATGAAAAGGTGCTGAACACTTTCAGTCCGTTCTTTTTCACATAGTAGAGATCAGATTTATACCATTTCCATTTCGGTCGCATAGCCATCACCACATAAACTTACACTTTGGACATTGATTTTTGTATTTGTCCTCGGAGAAATCGTTAATATCAATCTCGCCGGTCTGTGCTTTTCTGTTTTCGATGGTGTGTTCATAGTCTTCTTGAATGTGTTCTTCCTGTGGGGTTTCTGTGCTTGTGCTGTCATCATACTGTGGAGTGTTCTCGTGGTATGTATGAGAGGGTTTTGGTGTGGTTATTTCATCGATCACGGTCAAGGCTTCGTCATTATTGATTAGGCTGTCAATATCGGCATATTCCATACCGGTTAGGAGAATATCAAAATCCAAATCGTTTATTTCTCCCAAAAGATCAGCAAGCAAATCCTCATTCATGTTGCTTAGTTCTGATATGCGGTTATCTGCGATAAGGTCCGCCCATTCTTCCGCTTCGTTTTCGTAGTCCTGGTAATCTACCGGAACATCATTTGCATTGAATTTTACGGCTGCCAGATACCTACCATGGCCCTTGACAATAAATCCGCTCCGGCTGCTTATCGTTATCGGCTGCCGCCATCCCTGCTCCTGAATGATCTTTGACAGAATCTCGATCTGCCGCTCCGGGTGAATGTTTGGATTCCGTGGGTTCGGTACTACCTTTGTAATGCTGACAATCTTATCATGTGAACAATACACCGGTATATCCCCGGCCATAGCCTTAGGTTTGATACTCATATGTTTATATCCGTCCTATCTGTACTCCAGCACCATCACTGGATTATTCTTGGTCGTCTTTCTCTTTTATGCCGTATATTCTTATTTCGGCATTTCCTGAAGATGTATCTTCTGCTGGTATAAGTTCAATTCTTCGGATGTTTTGAACTTTTTCTGTTACTGGTATTTTTTCTATGACTTCATAGGCAGACTCTTTTCCGAATTTTTCATCTGTGTATCGTTTAGCTGCTGCCAATGTCTTTAAGTCCATGAAACTTCACATCCTTATTGTTCGTACCATGTCTTATCATCTTCACTGTAGAAAAATATCCGTTTTGTGTCCATCTCATAAAATTCCGATGCATTTCCAATGACTTTACCATCGAATACATCAATAGGTTTTTCATCTGTACTTTTCCCATACAGTTCAAGACATTTCCTGTTTACATATTTTCCATACCTTCTCAATGTCACCATGCAAACAAACACATCCTGTCATTGTTATTTTCTAATGATTGTAGGCTTTCTTATCTTAAACATATCGGATTCCATTCCATTTTCAACGGACCATGCGGTTATCAGTTCCATATATCCGTATTCCTTACCATCACGAGAACAGGTGCATCCAAGGTTTCCGGTCTCATATACATAGTTTGCAATGATACCATCACATACCGGATCATCTTCCCCGACAATCAACCTATGCTCCCCCAGCTGCCATACATCACCGGCTTTTGCAAAAGGAGATAAATCTTTGGTCGGTTCTTCCTCTTCTTCCTGCTCTTCCGAACCATCGTTTATGCTGTCAAGCATCTCTTGCAGATCCTCTTCCGTGTAGCCTGTCATTTCAAGCATATCTGGATCAGCATCTTTCACTTCCTGAATCAATTCGGACAAAATCAGATCATCATTATCCGACAACTCAGAAAGTCTGTTATCAGCCATCAGATCAGCAAGTTCCTCTTCATTCGTTGCATAGTCCTGATAGTCTACCGGGACATTGGACCATCCTTTGTTCAATGCCGCTTGAAGTCTGCCATGACCTTTCACGATCATGTTTGATTGATTGGAGACAGTAATCGGCATTCTCCAACCGGTTTTCTCTATGATATTTCCTAAAAGTTCAATCTGGGAATTAGGGTGTTGGTTAGGGTTTCGTGGGTTAGGGTGTAGGTTTTGCGTGGGAACAAGTTCATCATGTGAACAAAATACCGGTATACCATCATTGGTTACCGCTTTCGGAATGGTGTTTTGTTTCGATTTTTCTTCTACTTCATTCATAAAAACCTCTCTTTCTACTGTGAAATCATTGTTTTCGTTACAAAAAATAGAAAATTGCCACTATTTTATAAATAATTTTAACATTATAGCAGAAAAATTCAAGTATTTTTATATAAATATAGCCGTAATGACTTTCAGTGTGTCACCACGGCTACATTTCCAAAATATACAAATTTGATAATCAGCAAAATTATATTACCATAATTTACATAAAACGTCAAGTAGGAATCTGTGTTGTTTCTGTATAATTTAGATCAATCTTCATTTGTCCATCACATTTCTTCCCGGTAGACGTTAGAGGTTTCCTCGGCTTGTAACCATCTATGTTTTCGCAGAACGCATCTAAATAGTTCAGTTCAAACAACTTACATTTATTCGTAGATTTTGCGGTGCTTTCCGCTATCTCACGTTTCTTCGCCGTGCAATAAATGCCGTTCCCAGTTACAAGGTTGTTACAGTACCTGCAATATTGAGCCATGGCTAGTCCTCACTTTCTTTTACTGGATGATCTGCTTTCAACTGCTCCGCAACTGCGTTTTTGTATTCAGTTTTCAACTTCCCTGCAAAATCATCAATAGCCTTGTTGTAACCTCTTGCTTGCCAGATTAAAGTCCATTTGTTTTCTCTGAATGCTTTCAGTTCTTCCAACCACTCCGCAATTTGCTCGTTTTTTTCAGCATAAAAATCAAGTTCGATGCAATTAAGGGATTTTGCAGCCCTTCTCTGATCTTCTGCTTCATCTTTATATTCTTGTATTATTTCATCAATCGTCATGCTCATTCCTCCAATCTAATCTTTGTCCACAGTGAGGACAATAATTTACTTTTTCCATTCCAAAATCATGGTTACATTTTGGACAAATGCCATATTCCTTGACTTTATTTGGTATCTGCTTTTCAAGTGCCTTGGTTGCAATCTCTATTTCTTCAATGTAATCAAACTGCGTGTCTGTACAACTATCCGAAACGAGATATTCCAAATTTTCAATCACTTCATCTAATTCTAATTCCATCTTATTCGCCTCCTTCTAACAACTCTGGATTGTCAAATATGTTGCCGATAACTTCGGAAGATGTTTCAAAACCATTTAAAGCTGAAAAAGTAAAAAAGTTGTAATGAAAATCAATACTTCTTTCCAGTGCATAGCAAAAATTAATTTCACAATAAATTACTTTATATAGTCCATTTACACTATCTTCATGCTCTCCAATTTCAACAACATCATTCTCCCAAATCAGCTTTCCGTTCTTGTCTTTCAATCCTGTGCATTGGCAAATGGTGGATGGGTCTACTTTGTGTGTAATTACTACTTTATCCCACATAGGGTCACAATCTGGTGGATTATTGCATTTATTTGAAATCTCATATTCTCCTGTCGGCAATGCAATTAGACTACCAATTTCCCACTCCCCATTATCAATTCGTTTTGCTTTGGATAAATATCTCTCGTTCATCTGCTAACTCCTTTCTTCAAAATCCTCGCAAGTATCGTTGTATTCTGTCCAATCGGCACAATACTCACTCTCGCCATTGCAACATACCCATCCTTTACTTTCTTTCTCGTATTGATGGTATTTGCATTTCCCACAGATTTCACGCATTGTTATTTCTCACTTTCTGCATATTCTCCACTTGCAATCAATCTGTCAATCTCTCGTTCTAATTCAGCGTATGTGACCTTTATTTCACATGATTTTCCGTTTTCATCGTTGTATTCTATCGTATGGCCTCTTGCGTCCGATTCCCCTTGA